CTTTTTCCACGCTTTGTCGACGTGCGGATAGGAGAAGCGAACGTTGTCGACGCGGATCACGCCTTCGTTGTAGATGACGTAATTTTTACCGCGCGATTTGACAGTCAATGCAGCCATGTTTATTTCCTTCAAAATTTTCAGATAAATGAATTCACGATTTTTCGACAAATTCGCTAAAAGCATCGTCGTAGGCATCGACCAGTGCTGGCCGGCTGTCTTTCAACGGTGCCAGGGTTGCCTTGCCTGGAGGTTGGAACACGATCTGCTTGAGCGCTTCCTTCGCGTCCTTCGCAGAGTACCCTTCCGCCATCAGCAACTCTTCAGCCTTCGCCGGACTGACCAACTCTTCAGCGAGCAGATCTTCCCGATTCAGGCCCAAGGCGACCAGTGCTTCGACCGCCTTACTCTTGTTGCGGAACACCCTGTGCGAGCGGCCTTCCACGGTTTTGAACAGCTTCAACTTCACGCCGTCCCTTGCCCGCCGATCCAATTCCTCGCCCACCTTTTTGAAGAACTTCTCGACGGTCCCGCGCCAGCCGTACAGCTTTTCCATTTCCAGCGTCGACAGTGTTGCGATGTCGGCGATGATTGGATTGTCAGCCACGGCCAGGTCTTCCCTGAACTCAACCATATCGGCGTTGCTCACTTCCTTGCCCATGTTCTCGAACAGTCCGCCGCCGAGTTCAATCGTCATCTTCGCTTTTGCTGCACACGTCGCCTGGATCTTGCACCACAAGCATGCCTTCTCGCTCGGCGTGCGTGGCGCGTTCTGCACCCATGCCGCAAATGCGCGTTCCTTCACGTATTCGGCGAACTTCAGCAGATACGCACGATCCACTGTCCATTCCTCGAACACGTCGAGCCTCGGCTGCGCGATCCGTACCACGATCTCTTGAAAATCGTAGAGCCAATCCCATTCGTAGAAAAAGCCGAGCGCATACAGCAACGCCTGGCTATTTTCTTTGGCGAAGACGCGAACGCCTTTACCCATTTTCAAGTCGGTGATGACCAACCGTTGCCACGTACATGCGGCGTGATCGGCGGTGCCGCCCTGGCCGGGAATCGGCGTCAATTGCGAGAAATCGACTCGCGTCTCGACGTGATGATCGCCTGGCAAAAACCTGCACCAATCGACATACCGCTTCACGTACTCCATCATCGCCGCGTCGACAGTGATGAAGTATCCCCACTCGCCGGCCTGCACGAAATGCCGTGTGCCGAGCAGGTGGTTCGGCCTGGTCCGGTCTCTCAGCCATGTCTCACCGACCATGTGACCGACCGTGCCATACGCCGCGTCCTCGCCGGAATCATCCTGCGCGAACAAGTTCGGGATTAGCGAACCACTGCAACCGAGCCACATCGGCGAACCGGAAGGGGAGAAAACAGAGTGACCCCCATCCACGATCCGCTGCATCGCCGCCCGCATATCTGCGAGCGTGAATGTGTGCTCGGTCATGCCAAATTACAGATCGCCGTCGTCTTCGCCGTCGTCAGCTTTCGGCGCCAGGTATTCGGTCGCAGCGTCGAAGACCAGCTTCAGCTTTTCGTCAGGGATCTCGGCCATCTTCACGACGCCGGCCAGGGCGACCAGTGGCTTCGCTTCCGAAGCACCGTTTTCATCCTTGATCTTGGTCAGCAGCGCGACGACTTCTTCGCGGGTCGGACCTTTCGGCGTGGTTGCTTTGGTGGTGGTCTTGCCGGTCGTTTTGCCAGCGCCTTTGGTGGTCGTGGTTGCGGTGGTTGCAGCGGTGGTTGCTGCTGCATCGGCCGCGCCGGTCGAGTCGGCTGGCACCGTGCCGCCGTGGGCTGCGGTGTTTGCGTCGAGGGATGCGATCAGTGCGCGGATCAGGGTTTCAATCATTTGTTGCTCCATTAAGTTGTGAGGGTGGACAGCACTTGATCGGCGGCGGCGATGAGGCGGTGCAGAGCGTCCAACTTTTCCGGGTCCGTCGTGTACGTCGTTCGGCGCATCATCGCCTGACGTATAGCCGTCAGTGCCGCAATGTCCTCGCGTCGCTGTCGAATCCCGAAACTCGTGTTGTCGTATTCCGCTGCCACCGCATCTTCCTTTGTCGTCGATCAGTGCATGGAAGACATCTTCGCAGATACATTGCGGGTCGTCAAGCGTTTGTACTATAATTTATTCCGAATTCTTAACTTATTTCGGAGGACTAGACAGAATGATTACTTTCCCTACCTGGGTTGAAGGCGCTCGCGGCCAACCCCGGCCGACTGACGAAGAACTGGCGCAGCGCCGCATGCGTTACATGATCTTGCGCACGTCCATCGAATGCACGGAATCCGGCAGCGTTGCATCGCTGGCTGATTTCTGCGGCGTCGAGCGCGTGTATATCCACGCCGCCATTCGCAACGGCTGCACGCCCACCAACATCGCCAAAAAGATCGAGCAAGCGTGCGGTCGAAAAGTGGTGCGTCGCGAATGGCTCATGTTCCCTCTCGATATTGAAGAACTGGTTCACTAATGACAGACGAATACACACCGAAGAACAGCGGCCCGCTCGCTTACCTCGGTAGCCGGCTGATCGACAATGGTTACTCGATCATCCCAATCGCAGTTGGTAAGAAAGCGCCTGGCTTCGACGGCTGGAGCAAGACGCGATCGACTAAACCGCAACTCGACGAGTGGATCACGTCAGGACATCGCCAATCCGGCGTCGGCATCCTGACCAGGCACACGCCAGCGGTCGACATCGACGTTCTCAACGAAGACATCGCGCTCGAAGCCGAGGCAAAAGCGCGCGAGATTTTCGGCGAGGCACCACTGCGGATCGGCCGCGCACCGAAACGCCTGCTGCTGTATCGCACAGAGGCACCTTTCCGCAAAATGCGGTCCAACAAATATCAAGATGAATGGGGAGACCTTCACCAGATCGAAATTCTCGGCGACGGCCAGCAGTTCGTGGCCTATCACACGCACCCGGACACCGGCTTGCCGTACACCTGGCCGGACGAGAAAATCGAAGACGAAAAAACCGTAAAAAAAGGTGGCCCGCTCACCATCAATGCGAACAAGCTGATCGACATCAGCCAGGAACAGTGCCAGGCGTTCATCGACTGGTTCGAGGCGCGCGCGGCCGAAGAGAGCGACTGGAAAATCGTGAAAAGCCGGCGTACCGGCGCCGTGGGCGAGATCGACCTGGACAATCCGTTCATCGAAGACGCCAATCCTATCGACATCGGCGAGGACGAACTGCGCAATCGCCTGATGATGGTCCCGAACCCGGACGATTACGACATCTGGTTCCAAGTCGGCATGGCACTACACCACCAGTTCGACGGCGAAGACATCGGCCTGGACTTGTGGAAAGAGTGGTCCGAGACCGCCGAAAACTACGACTGCGATGCGCTCGAACGTCGATGGGCCGACTTCGCCATCGAAGGTAAAAAGCGTGCGCCGCTTACGGCTCGCTTCATCCTGAAATTGTCGAAAGAGGCTGCGGCCGAGTCGACCATCGCACTGACCCTGAAGTTGCGCGATATGTTCGGCAGCGCGAAGGATCTGGCCGCGTGGGAAAAAGCGCGAGACGCGACGCGCGAGGCGGAAATCGACAGCCTGGCTCGTTCGGCCATGGCAACGCTGGCGAAAGACCGGCTCGACATCATCAACAGCAGCAAAACACCGCTGTCCGAGGTGAAAAAGGCCATCGCATACACGCCGTCGAAGGGTGAAAAAACGCCTGGATGGGCATCGGATTTTGTGTACGACACGTCCGATGACCGCTTCTATGACACGGAACGCAAGTTCTCGGCCACGCAGCAAGGCTTCAATGCGATGTTCGACCGCAAGGCGATGACGAAAAAGGATCTGCTGGACGGCAAAACGAACCCGACCAGTACCGCGTCGGCGCTCGCGCTGAACGTTTTCAAGATCATCACCGTCAACGGTCGCCGGTATGAGCCGGGCGCCGACAAAATCTTCCACCGGAAGGACGGCATTTTCGCCAACACCTACCCCGAGCACGAGATCCCGGAACTGCCGGATGAACTGCTGCCCCGCGACAAGGTTGCGATCAAGCGCGTGAAAAAACACGTCGCCCACCTGCTCGAAGATCCGGTCGAGCGCCGGCTGCTGGTGGACTGGTTGTCATGGGTCGTCCAGAATCCAGGCCAGCACGCGAACTGGTCGATCCTGTTGCAAGGCGTGGAAGGCGACGGCAAGTCTTTCTTCGCAATGCTGATGCGCTCGGTCATGGGCGTGTCGAACGTTCAAATGCTGAACGCTCACATTCTGGAGTCACCCTTCACCGATTGGGTTGTCGGCCAGTGCATCACCTGCATCGAAGAAGTGCGGCTCATCAAAGCGACGAACAAGTACGAGTTGCTGAACCGGATCAAGCCGTTCATCACGAACGACGAGATCGAGGTGCATCCGAAGGGTAAGCCGCCATACCAGGCAAAAAACACCACTTCATACCTGATGTTCTCGAACTTCCGCGACGCCTTGCCGCTCGATGACGACGGTCGCCGGTATTGCGTGCTGTTCAGCCGGTGGCAGCGAAAGGATAAACTCGACGCGTTCCTCGCTGAAGATCCTGAATACTACGAACGCCTGTATTCGACAGTCGCCACGTCGGCGCCGGCACTGCGGAAGTGGTTGCTGGAGTGGGAGCAGTTGGACACGTTCAAGCCGAAAGGCAATGCGCCGGCCACGGCTGCGAAAACCTACATGATCCGCCAGGCGCAGCCCGAGTTCATCCAAAACCTGAACGACCTGATCGACGAGGGTGAGCATCCGCTGATCTCGAACGATCTGATCGACTCATCGAAAATGATCGAAGTCATGATGGATCACGGCATGGATCTTCCGGGGAACAAGGCCATCGGTGCAATGATGTCCAGGTATCACTTCGAGAGCATGGGTAAGATCCGCGTTAAAGGTGAACTGCGCACCTACTACACGCGAGAGCCTGAAATGTTCCAGTTTCGCGACCAGGATGGCGGAATTCACGTCGACACCGTGAAAGTTCGCAAATACGTCGAAGATCGAACGCAGAAAATCGACGATGACGACGAACTCTGACCATTGACCACCCCTCATGCCCGGCCACGAGCCGGGTTTTTTACGCCTTCAACTTTTTACACAGAAGACTGAACGACTTCAAACTTGCGTTTTTAGAGAACATAGAGATCAGAATTGCATCTTTTCGACCTTTTACACCCCTTTTAGTTATCTATATTCTCTATTTACCCTATTCTGATTACGTGTAGCGAGAAAAAAAAGAAAGTAAAGAGGATAGATATAAAGTGAAAACGCCGATTTTAGGGACTATGGGGAACTTGGTAAATCGGCTGACAAGGTAAAACAGTGTTTTCGAGTTGGTGCTATGGCCGTTTTCAGAAAATCTCGCAAACCGAGGCTCTACGGACCCCCGGAGGCCGCTACCCCCTGGGGAGGGACCCATTGACCCCCGATAAGCACCGAAGCGAATACAGGACCGCCACGCCGATTGGCCGGCATCAGACTAGGCGGATACCAATCGACCCCCGTTCGCAGCGTGGCGACCCCATAGCGGCCACGCAAACCACATGCGCATCGCCAGGCAACCCCCGATATGCTGCTATCCACGATATAAAGCTATCCAGCTATGCCGATATGCCGCTATCCGGCCACGCATCAGCCCGCCAGGCCACGAACAGAGGCAAGCCGATATGCGGATATAGGGGAGTGCGGCCAGGCCGCTACCGGCCAGCTATGCGGCCACGATGAAATGAGGGAAAACGAAGTCTCACGCGTACAGGTGCGAGCGCGAGCGGATATGCACGTACGTGCATGCGAGAGGGGAGAAGGTAAGGCGGAAATGCAAAAAGCCCGCATAAGCGGGCCTGTAGGGGGAGTGATGCGGGTTAGTGGTTAGGTGGTTGCCATGGTTCGCGCGCTTTCTGGAATGCTGCGAAGTCTGCACGCTGTTCGTTGTTAGGCTGAATGAACCACACGCCGATGGCAACCATTACGGCAAGCTGGAGCGCGTCGCCTTTCTGGCCGATGCCCACCAGGATCAGGCACGCCGCGCCGCCGATAAGCGCGAGTAACAACGTGGCCACCATGCGCAAGAGAATAAACCACATCATGATTGCACCATGGCCGCATCGCGCGACAGGTAGACATAGAAAGCCGCGCCCAATGACAAGCATGATGTGATGCTCTTGCGCCAGGACACGGCACGCGCCATATCTTGCAATGCGGATCGTTGCGAGAACGAAAGTGTATGCGGATCGTTGCCGAACACCAGCGCATCGGATTTTGCCAACATGGCGCGGATCGTGGCGCGACGTTTTGCGCCTTCTATGGTTCGCAGGTGGCGAAGATTGTTTGCGCACATGGCGATTAGCTCCAAAGGGTTGTAAAGGGTTCAGCCACACATGCGGCGCAATCGTCTTTCGTCATATCGCCGGTTCGATTGTAAAGCGCGTCAACATCATCAATGAAGGCGCGCGCATCATCGCCTTGCATGAAAATGTCATCTTCGCCAGGTGTCGAGATAGTGACCGTATCGTAAGCCGAGTCAATATCGACGGTCACATGCGTCATGCGTGCTGCGCCGATGCGCACAATTTCCGATAACGTCATGGTTAGTTTTCCTCTTCTTCGTTGACGATTGCGCCGCCTGCCGTCGGGTCAATCATGTTCCATTGGTCAATGTCCACGCCGCCATGCGTTTTTGCCGCATCGCTCAATTCACGGCCAAGCGTGCCAGGCATACCCCTATCCCAAAACCCTGTACCGTGACCGTTGCGAGTAAGCCAAAAATCGTGGCCTGCGCACGCTTCAGGTGATCCCGCGTCAGCATGCGCCGAATTGCCGTTTTCATCGTAAAAGGCGTACGCCTGAACCAGCAAAGCACGCTGCGATTTTTGGAAGTCGGCGCAATCCTCGATTGCTTGCGCTTTCGTCTGTTCGTCAATGTCGTCAATGCCAAAATAATCGTCGAGCGGTTCGCCATCATCAGCGCCGCCCATGACGCGACTACTCCACAATGCCGCGATGAGATAGTGACGCGTAAATGTGTCGAGTGCTGGCGCATCATCGGGCGGATAGGCGCATTCGATCTTGCGGCCGGTATGCACGCACGTCAGTTCGTTGTCTTCATAGTTCACGGACACGGCCACTACGCGCCAATCGTCGTTTCCGGTGTTCGGGCCTGCGATGATGGCGTCGCGGATCAGTGGCGCGACATCAGGCAAACCGGCCACATCGAAAGCCAGGCTTTCACCGTCAGCCATCACGAAGAACAGCGGATAGCCGCCAGGGAAGACATGCGAGCCTTGCGACAATGCCAGGTTGAACTGATCGCAGCGAGTGATAAGAGTGTGGGACATGATGCGCGCCTTTAGATGATGTCGGCCAGCGTCATACGCTGAACCGTGTTAATGCAAGTACCGAACATTTCGCTTTCGGAATCGAACCGGCCATATTTCACCAATGCCGTTTTCATGCCGCGCGGCGCGGCATCTTCGCCACTGGCGAACGACAGCGCCGCATCTACAGCATCGCGCTTCGTTTCGCAGTAGGACCGCGATTCAGACATACAACCCGGAACATGCCATTCCGCTACCCACAATTGGCGCGACAATGCGCTTGCCAGCACTTCCGAAGACGACAACGGGCGCTCATCATTGATGCGGTCCATTGCTTCATCAAATGTCAGTTTTTTCATGATGTCGTTTTCCTTTTACAGTTCGATGTCGGCGTATTCGCTTGCGAGCGTGGCGCGCTTCGTGCGCATCGTCTCGATTGTTTGCGCCAGTTCGCGACGTGCGCGACCATGGTGGCGCATGGGGAACAGTTCGGCGACATCGGTTTTCAACATTTCGACATCGTGCGCCAGGTTGCACGCATCGTTATAACGCTGATCCTGCTCGCGTTCTTTGTCCGCTTGAATGCGTGCATGTTCGTCAGCGGCGCGCGCCGCGTCGTTTTCGTCATCGTAGATGTGACTGAAATAAACGCGTTCCTCGTTTTCCGAACATTCATAGCCGGCGATAAATCGGCCATGCGGCAGGCCCGCAACAATGCCGGTTATCAGTTCCAATCCGTCAATGTCAGCGTACCAGCCCGTATGGTTCATGCTCACGATGTTGTGCGCCTTGCGCTCATTGCGGAAATGTTCGGCGCTGCTGTGCGAGTACCAGACCGGCACGCGATACGATCCGCAACTATTGAACCCTTGTGCCAGGCCGGTGTCCAGCGTGCGGAATGTCGTGCGGCGTGCCTCGCGCCAGGTAGCGAAACGCATGCTAGGCGGGAGTTTCACGTCGTGCGCATTGGTGTATGCGGCGGCATTGCGCAACACGGCCAGGCGGGCGGGCGCACTGGCGCGCAAGTTCAGATAGTGCGATTCGTTGATATTAAGTTTCGTCATGTCGATTGCTCCGTTTGCGGGATTGTTTGATTGCTTCGGTTTAGTTCGTGCGGAAGATGTAGTATCCGCCCGCTTCGTATTCGCTACCGTCATAGCCGCTGAATTGATGCCCGTAACCATCGGCGTACGCATTCTTAGCGGTCTGTTCCCAATCAATCGAAACAGCGATAAAAGCGGGGATTTTGTCCAGCTTCAGCACGTCTGAATAGCAGTCTTCCACGGTGTTCTGGATGGCGTCACGGTAGATAGGCCAGATGACATCTTCATCGGATTTAATCAGGCGGTATTCGTTGCCGTCGAACTCAAAATTAAAATCATCGGATTCATGGCCGCCCATCAGCGTGACCAGTTCGTCGAGCGTGTCAAATTCGTCCGGCGTATAAAGCGTGTCATGCGTCAGACCGGCCAGGGCATAGGCCGCACCGATTACGATAAAACGCGTTTCACCGTTAGCACGTTTGCCATCATGCGATTCAGCGTAAGGGGCGCATGCCGCATTGCCGTTAAACACGCTCCAGCCCTTCAGGTTGTCGAGCATTTCTTCGGCCAGTTCGTCAGCATCCACACTGAAGCTGTGCGAGTGTTCGTCAGCGATGGTTTGCAGGATCGACACGGCGCGGCCCATGTCACTATCTTCAGTCGGGACCGGCTTGCCGAACAGCGCGAACAGGTTTAAGAGCGATGCATTTTTAGTTGCGAAAGACATGGTGAAACTCCTTTTTGGATTGCGTGAGAGGGTGAATTAGTAGTCCTGAAGCGCTTCGCTGATTTTCGCGAACAGTTCTCGACCAATAAGCAATTGGAGACGGCGCGCGTTTTCGCAGCATGCGTTATACAGGGTCAATGCCTTCATGCTGTCGGCGTCATAACCGAAGTCAGCGCACCAATCAATAAAGCACTGCTCCAGCGCTGAACCATCCAGAACCAACGAATGCAACAGGCCCGCGACGTGCGGCGCTACCGGCAGAACATGACGCTTGTTAAATTCTTCAGCCGCAATGCAATTCGGATTTACAAACTTCGGGCGAAGTGCTGGCGCAAGATTGCACTTGCGATGACCGATGCCGGTGTAGTAGTCGAATGATTCGCTCTTGCGCTGTGCATTCGTGATCGTGAAACGCCAGGCGTCGCACTTCCAATCGTTGTCGCGAACCTGTTCACCCTTGCCGATGACGGATACCGACAGACCGACGTTTAACAGCATCGCGTCGATTGATTGATTGATGATTTTGGACATTTGAGATTCCGTTTAAAAAGGGTGAAAAATGACAAGCAAGGCCAGCACAGCCGCGCCAGCGTGCGGCAGGTAATCGGCCAGGCGGTAAATCAGTCCGTCGAATTTCTGTTCATGCGGCATGTGTGGCCTATGCAAAAGTGATGACAAGGTAAAACAGTGTCAGCGGGCAAACTTCGCCCTACTGAATACGCATCTTAACAAACAAGGTTTTATCTTGTCAATGCGTTTGCAGATATATTTCGTTCAGCCGATGTAGACGTACATTGACGGCACGCCATATTCGACAAAATCGCGCTTCGCGTCGTCCCACTTTTTGCGCCGATGTCCCGCCGATAAGCGGATCGTAAGCGCACAGCCACGCGCGACAAGTGCTTCGTGGAAGACATCGGAGACGAACATTTCAGCCGCACAGCGTGAGACATGAATCGAACCACTGAAGGCGCGCGGCAAATACTTGTCAGGCGTATCCGGCAATTCGGCATCCATGCACGCATGCACGCGAAAGTGTGCGCGAGACTTCGCCAGGCGCATCACGGCCAATGCTTCATCTTTCGTGCGGCATGTGTATTTCGTGCCGCCATGCCCATCGGCCACGCCTTCAGGCGGTTTGACGCGGGCGCTCATGCTTTCACCTGTTCGGCGCGACGACGTGCGAGCGCAAAACCCTGTTCCCACTGATACCAGAATGGCGACGGAAACGCATAAGGGTTATCGAGCGATGCGCTTTTTCCGGCCGCATGGGCGCGCATGCCTTTTTCCGTTGGCGACGGCACGCCGGACAGTTTGCGGGCCGCATCGGCGCGGGCATGCTCATGTGCCAATGCTCGCACCTGCTCATTGCCCGTTATGCCGTCGTCCAGCGCGGCCGGTTCGTCATCATGCGCGGCCAGGTATTCAGCAGTCAGGCGAATATCACGCACGAAAGCGACGGCGCGCGCCATGATTGCCGCGTTCGATTCTTGCGGGACATCGGCCAGGAAAGCCACGCATTCCGGCGCGGCGCGCTTGGTCAGGTCGACAACGTACGCATTCCAGCTAGGCGTAACGATTCGGTGCGCGTGCGGCGCGGCGCTGTAGCATTCTTCCGGCGTGGCGTATCCGTTCATATCCGTGAACATGGTGACGACGCCATGCGGCATTGCGACCAACATCAGTTCGCCATCAGTGTCGGGAATCTCCAGCCAATCAAGGCACTCGCGATTGATGCGCCCGGCCAGTGCCATCACGGCCAATGGTTCCCCAGGTGCGCACGCAGGCACGACTACCGGCGCGGCATCTTGCGCCAGGTATTCCGCTTCGGTCACAAATTCGCCACGCGCTGCGAACATTTCGAGTTTCCCCATGTATGCGCCCTTGTACCAGCCATCGCCGGAATCCAGCGTGACGAAAGCGTCAAAACCAGCGCCGCCAATCATGTTGGTTTCGATGCCAGTGACGCGGAAGATACGCGATTCAGCCACGCCGCAAATGATGCGCATACGTTCAGCGGAAAGTTTGAAGAATTTTTGCATGGTGCGCTCCGTTTTAAGGATTGTTTGTAAAGGGTTCTCGGGTGAGAGATTGCATATTAACAGACAAGGTTTTTTCTTGTCAATGATTCCGCAGTCGTGCCGTGCGCATTGTCTGAAAAGAGACAAGTCGAAACCTTGTCAGGCAATCCGCAGTCACGCCGCCAGGCCAGGCCGCGCCGCCTATATAGGGCGAACCACGCCAGGCCACGCCGCCACCATACCGAACCGTACGATATACGGCAGGCCCGCCAGCGCCGCCGAACAATATGCGCCACGCCCGGCAGATTCGCCATACTTTGTAAGGCAATCCGGCCGATCGACCAAATTTCGTTCAGATCGGTGTTTTTCGCTATGCCCCGCACAGCCAGGCGCCGCCGCTCACCTGCACTGCGGACCCGCTGACAAGGTGATACCATGTTTTCCGGCTTACTTGAGCACCCTGGCCGGTTCCAAATTTTCGATTCCAGAATTTCAAAAAACCTTGTCGGCTTACTTGAGCACCCCGGCCGGTTCCAAAATTTCGGCGGGCGAATTTGAAAACTTGTTGACAAGGTTTAGCCTTGTGCTGATAATGACTCACCGCTACCCAATGAATAGGAGAAACACCATGGCAAAAGCACCACCGAACAGCAACTCGATCACCAGCATCACCGAGATCCGTGACCAGGCTCTCGCCCTGATCGACAGCATCCGCGATGTGCGTCGTCAGGAGAACGCGATGTACGTGGACAGCGACAGCCCGGCACGCGAGACCATCGTTCGTCAACTCGACCAGGCCAACGTCGCAGCACGCTCCGCGTTCGAGGCGCTGGACAACGCACTGAACAGCCTGTAAATCACATGAACGAGTCAGGGTTCAATGCAGTCAAGCGCCTCGTCGGAACGCTCTCGCTGACGAAAGCAGCCATCGAAGGCTTGCGTGACAGTGAGCAGGATGAGTTTGACAACATGATCGACGCTCTGCAATCACCGAAAGGCCAAAAGATTGCGAGCACGATCCACGAACTCGAACAGGCTTGCGAGCATATCGACAAGACAGTGCAGTGCTTGATGGACGCTCTGTAAATCAATCAACAAGGAAAAACCATGTCAGCAAAACAGCAGTTACTCAGCGCGGCTCTCGTCGGCGCCATGAGTCCCGAGTCGGACATCGCAGCACCGCCGCGTGCTCGCGTGTTCTCGTTCAGCGCAGCAGTGGCCGATCTGGAAGTAGGCGACATGCCGGCTGCGCGCGTGGTCAAGATCGACGAAGACCAGTCTGTCGCCGACGCACTGGCCGGCCTCGACACCATGTCCGTGAAGCTGCGCAACAGCCTGGCCTCGGCAGTGTCAGCGGCCAAGCGTCGTATCCCCGGCTCGGACTTCAGCATCGAGATCACCGACATCAAAATCAAGAGCGGCCTGTACCTGCTGGCCCTCGTTCACCGGACTGCGTAATCATGGACAAGATCAACTTCACGAACCTGCCGCACATGACGCCAACGGCAGCGCACGACTCCCTGGCCGACACCTTCCCTGAAGAGACCGGCGACCGTCGCTTCGTGACCATCGACCTCGAATCGTCGAGCCTGCGCGAACTCGAATCGCCGAGCCTGCGCGAACTCGCGGCCAAAATGGGCGGGCCTTTCGACGCGTCGAACATCAATGCCGTGTACGGTAAGTCCGGCTCGATGTCCGAGTTCGTCGAGCGGAACATTGCGATCCGCGCCGAGGCCAAGATCAACATCACCGCCCTGCCACGCGGCGGCATGATGGTCAGCGGCAGTGCCAATCAACTGCGCAACTACATTAACCGCGACATCGAGTTCGCCGAGAAAGCGGCCAAGGATCTCGCAGTCGAAATGGTGATCGCCGAAGCGCTGGTAATGCAGCGTCGCGGCCGTCCTGCACCGCTGCCACGTCCGACCTATCTCGCGGTGGCGATCCGCGCAATCTACGACGACATCGAATCCTGGAGCCGGCCATGAGCATCAACGAATTCGGCGAGCCACCACGCAGCCTTTACGACAAGACGACCGATCTGCTGGTTGCAGCGGAACGCGCTCGCCGTCCGGCCAATGTGCGCCCCGCTTACCAGAACACCAGCGACGCCATGAACATCGCCGTTGAGGCACTGCGCCTGGCCGCGTCCAATGCGCGCATGGAAGGCGCACCACCGGCACTGATCGAAAAACTGAACAGCCAGTCCGCACGCCTGGCCGCTGTCCGCATCGAAGTCATGAAGGGGAATCCAGCATGAACGCCGACCAACTGAAGCAGCACATTCTCATGCTGCGCAACCAGCGTGCCGGCATCCAGGTAAATCTCGCACGCGCTCACGTCGAACGCCACACTGTGCTGACGAACATCGACAAGGACATTGCCGCGTTCAACGGCCTCGTGCTCGACCTGGACGTGCAGATCGCCGAACACATGCGCGACTACACGACGAAGCTGCGGGAACCGGACACCAGCGACAAGCCGCGCCGTCCGCTCGGTGCGGTCGGTACGATGATTGAAGTGCATCCGACGATGGCGCACATCTACGATGCGGTGACGACAGCAGGCGTCTACACGGTGCCGAAAGCGCTGAACGAGAAGAACCGGGCAATCGTCACCAAGTTCTGCTGTGATCTCGTCGAATTCGGCGTCGCACGCTGGAAGGACAGCATGACGCTGGTGCCGATCAAGCCGGTGAACCCGGTCGGCATGCCATCACCAGGGCGCGGTGGCCGGCCATGAGCACGAAGGGCCTGACCCGCACGCAGGCGAGCGTCATCGTCGCCATGCGCAGCGGTATCCAAATGCTCTACAAGCCCGAGACACCGCGCACCCTCGAATGCTACTGGCTGACCAACGCCTCGATGCAGGGTGTCACCGGCAGCGCCCGCGTGCTGGAGCGCGAAGGCTACATCGAGAAGCACAATCAGCGGGCCAGTGGATGCTGCGAACTGCTGCTCACCGAGAAGGGGATGAAGGCATGAGCCGCAATCGCAACCGGCACCCCGCATTCCGTGAAGACCCGCCGCCCTTTCGCGAGACGCTGAACCAGTACCTCAACACGCTCACGCACGAGGAACTGACCGAGGTGATGTTCAAGCTGCTCGACCACCTCAAGCTGTCACTGGTCCGCACGAACTGCACGAAACACGGTGACACGCAACTACTGCTGGAGGACGACGAACTGTGAAGCTGCCACCCCGCGATCCGCTCGTCCATTACGGGCCAGGCGAGCGATGCGAGAACTGCCCGAAGTGCAACAAGCCACCGAAACCGAAGAAAGGAAGAACCGATGACCGACACGATCATAATTGCACTGCTGCTGGCCCGCGCGGACGTAGCGGAAAAAGCCGGCCAGCTTGAACTGGTGTCGCGCTTGAAATCTGCGGCACGATCTATCGAAACGCACAACCGAAACGCGGAACTGCGCACCATCGTCAGCCAGCACAACGCCGACGATTACGACTCGTGGATGCAGTGCGGCGCGCGACTCAAGGCCACCGGCTATGACCAGGCGTTTTACGCATGGAAATCGTTCAGCAAAACATCGCCTAAATACGATTGGGAAAATCTCAACAAAGCATGGGTATCGTTCCCGAAACCACCGGAGCCACAAGCATGAAAGCAATCGAGTACAACCGCGTCGCGTCGGTCGCTGAATACGCGGACGAAGGCGTGAGCCAGGCGGCACCGCAGGCCGTCGTCCATGTCCTGATGCACAACGCCGACAAGACGCTGTGCGGCGCCCACGCTGCGCGCGACACGACCCGCATGAAGCCACGCCGCACCGTCACCTGTCCGAAGTGCCAGGATGGCCTGCGCAGCGCACGTCAGGAGCAGCGCGACGAGCCGAAACCACGCTCGATGGCGCAGCGCAAGGTCGACATCAAGACTGCGGCCAACAAGGCACGCCGCCAGCAACTCATCCGCGACGGCGAGGCCATGCAAAAGCTGCGCGAGTGCTGCGGCTTCGTCGAGAACGGCAGCAGTCAAACAGTGAAGATTTTCCAGGACGACGCGACGCGTAGCTGGATCGTGATGTGCGGCGATGTGCGCATGATCTCGACCATGCCGGTCACGCACAGCAAGGTCCGCAGCTATCACGGCAGTTCCCTTAACGAAGCAATCGACACGGCCTACCGCGTCGAAAAACAGGAGTTTTGAAATGAAGATTTTGACCACGAAGCAAACCATCGGCGCACTCATCGCCGTCGCTCGCGCAGCGCGTACCATCGTAGCAAGTGACCGTGCAACCGGCACCGCACTGACCGAGGTGAGCGTCGACGATCTCGCCAACCTCGAAACGCACCTCAACAGCCTCGACGTGCTGCCGGCGAGCGAGGGCGATTACATCAGCATCGCCGAGGCCCGGCTGCGCTTCCACGGCGAACAGCCGCACAATCCTCACCTGGCAGTCTGCGTCAAGCGCACGCACCCTGACGCCAAGCTGCCGCGCTATGGCACGCATGGTTCCGGTTGCTTCGACCTGTTCGGCGTTGAAGGTGTCATGGTTGAGCGCGGTCTTCCTGTCGAAGTCGACACTGGCGTGGCGTTCGAGATCCCCGAGGGCCACGTCATGCTGATCTTCTCGCGCAGCGGCCACGGCTTCAAGTCCGACATTCGCCTGTCGAATTGCGTCGGCGTGATCGACAGCGATTACCGCGCCAGCGTAAAGGTCAAGCTGCGCATGGATGAAGCGAATGAATCACTGCCCCTGCTGTACGGCCGCGCCATCGCACAAGCGATCATCCTGCCATTCCCGCGCGTCGCTTTCCTGGAGGTCGACGAACTGAGCGAGACGGCACGCGGCACTGGCGGCTTCGGCAGCACCGACAAACAATAAACGGAGAACACTATGAACACGAACCCGAACGCAATCATCCGCGCGCTGCTGGACATCGCACAAGCGGCCTATGTGCTGATCCACTCGCCGGGCAGGGACATGGCCGACAACCTGCGTCGCAATATGGCGCTGCTGGAGGAACTGCCGCAATACTGCGACAACCCGGTCAACGGCCCGGCTCGCGCAAGCTACTACCTGCAATCGCTCCTGGTCGGTGGCTCGACGCTGGGCCGCGACGAAGAGATCGAAAGCCTGATGCAGCGCCGCGCGCGGGCCTTCCCGCCAGTGATCGTGAACGTCACCAACCTGTCGGACGAAAAGAAATCCGAACTGCTGGCGCACTTCAACCTGCACAGCGGCGGTGTGGTGCCTGGCAAAAGCACCCTGGTTCCGGTTCTCTCGGGCGACGCCATCGGCTTCGAGGTGACGCAGGAATGGAAAGGCCCGGCCAAGCTGCACATCGAGCGCGAATTCGTGCCGAGCGCCGAGTTCCCGACCAGCGGCCCGATCTCGCACGACTTTTACTCGCACCGCCAAGCGTGGCGCGACCTGATCCAAGAGGCCGAGAACGCAACGGAATCCGAAGACCACGCCAGCTACATCGAACACGAACTGCGCGCGTTCGACCGTGCGTTCGCCAGCCTGCCACCTGACGGCGAGCGCCGTGCAAAGCCGCGTCTCGATCTGCCCACCATCCCGGTCGTCGGCAAGGACGCGCTGATCGAAGCCACCCGCCCGCTGTTCGAGAAGGCGATGGTCGCACTCGGCCACCGTGCGGAACTCGACTCGCGCGGCCTGTACAAAGGCACGACCGAATATCGCTTTGAAGGCTGGCGCGCTGCGGTCGAGACGATGGGTTTCAAGCCCGGCAGCGACGACATCGGCTCGTTGCGCGAACAGGCCGAAGCCTGGCAAGCGGTGTCGGCTGCGCTGCACCAGCACGTACCGGAATGGTCAAAGCTGTCCACGCGTGCCATGGACTCGGCAGTGATGACCATCGGCGACCTGGCGAAGAAGCGCGGCGCGACGATCCTGCACCACATGCTCGCCGATAAAACCGACGAAGCGCACAAGATCATCAACGACGCCTGCCTGCTGGCGAACCTGCATGACCTGTGCAACGGCGCCAAGGTGAGTATCTGGAAATCACTTGAGCCAGGTGTCGCTGATCGACCATGGTATCTGTCGGTCTTTTATAACGCTGAAAACTACGGCATCCGGTCGTCGACCAGCTTCCACCAGGCCATCGTCGAAGCGCACATGGCTGAACGTGATCGCACGCAGCCCGAGCCGGAAGTGTGCCAGTTCTGCGGCTTCACCGTCGAGTCGCCGTGCGAGGCACCGCCGCCAGCCGAATGCCCGGTCGCCATGGCAGCGCAGGTCAAGGACATGGACGCCGGCATCGCGCAGGCCAATGAAATGCAGGACAACATGCGCCAGTACGGCACCATCGACAAGCCGGCGCTGCTGACGCAAGTTGGCTGGCGACACATCATGCACCAGGAGCACGGTCAGGAGCGCGTAGCGTTGACCGAATCGAAAGAATGTCCGTGGGGCGAGCGCGGTGTTGGTTTCGATGAGACCTACGCCGTCACCGCAGCGCCAATCTATGAGAAGGCGGGCGAGCGGCCCGAGCCTGAAGGCGACGCGTCGACGTTCGTGCCGGCCAACCCGACCGAGTTCGAGATCCGTCGCAACTACATGGAAAAGCTCCTGGTCGACGTGAAGGAACGTTTCGGCGCACCAACCGCAAAAACCCTGTTCGGCAACTACACGCCGTTCGCTAAAATGTCCTTGATCCCCGACGCTGACATCGAGACCGTGATCGCTGCGGCCGAGGCAAAACTGAAGGAACCGAAATGATCGCCGATCTCATGCAGTTCGCAATGGCGCATCCCGGCCTGTACGTGGGCGGCGTGACGATTGTCGGCCTGGCCCTCATCCTGATCGGTGGACTGAGCGGCGGGAGCGGCCGATGATCCGCGACAGCTACCCCGCACCGATGGGCGCCGTCGTGCTCTCGACCGGCACGTTCATCCCGCCGATCACCGACCCGATGGGCAAGCACTGGCGCCAACCGGACATGACCGATGTCGAGTTCGACGACACGCATGCCATACTGACGCAGGCACAATTCGACGGCTTGCCAGAATACTCGACCACCACCCCTGGCGGCGTGTACCCCGGAAAGTGCTGGAAGTCGCAGCAGTGGGAATGGGTGCCGGTTGCAGGCGGCATGCGCGAACGCTGCTGGACCGATAAGTGGAACCTGTGCTGGTTCGGTGAAAGCGAACTCGGTCCAGGCTATTGCAGCAACAAGCACCGTGAAATCATCATCCTTTAAAACGAAAGAGAACGTCATGAGCCACAACAAAGCACTACTCCTTATCGGCGGGCCAGCGGACGGCCAGCGCCTCATCGTGTCGGCTGACGCGCGTATCCACAACACCTGCGAACACGGCCTGCCGGACAACGATGACATCATCAGCCTGTCGCTGCCGAGCAAGATCCACACGTATGCCATCCAGGCTGTCCAGGGAGCCGGCCACGAGGTTTATAGCGTCGGTGTGATGGATCTGTCGGTTTGCATCCAGCACGCCCTGGTGGCCGGTTATCGCAAGCCCAAAGCGCACGACAGCGACATGAACGTGGCCGAACAACTGGTCACGCTGCTCGGCGGCGAGAAGGACGGTCAACAGGTAGTCGTGAACAACATGAGTGCCCGTTATATCTCGCGGTACGGCTCCGACATCTACCACGTCATCACCCTGCTCTGCAAAAACGGCACGAAGATCCGCGTCGGCGTGACTGATCCGCGCACCGACCCGCTGCCGATCCTGCTCGCAGGCTATCGCTTTGGAGTGCCAGCATGAAACAAGATCCGAAACCTACGACACCACCGCTGCCGGGCGCGCTGGCTGCGGCCCTGGTCGCTGCGTTGAAGAAGGGTGCCGACTCGAAGCCGGTCCAGCAAACCAACACACCGAAGGAGCAGAAATAATGCGCAAGGTGATCCAGATTGCAGCAGCGATTCAATCCGGCGCCAGCTACCCCGACCTGTTCGCGGTGTGCGACGACGGCACTACCTGGCAGATGCTCAACCACGATAGTACGTGGCAGCGTCTTCCCGACATTCCGCAACCCGACACCGAGCCGTCACTGCTGCCGCAGATTTCCCGCTGCAATGCGATGCAGCACAGCGATCAAATGGTGTGCGCACCCTGCAATATCGCGTGGGACATGAACGATCCGGCACCACCGGCCTGCCGTCGTTCGCTGTTGAAAGGGTAGCGATTCACATGGCCGGGTTAAACTATGAAACCGAGAAGTCGCAGGAAACGATTCGTCGCATCCTCGCGTTCCTTCTCGGCCGGCCGCGTGAAGGCGCGACCCTGAAACAGATCCAGTCGATGCTCGATGTCAGCCACGGCACCGCGCACCGCTTCGTGAACTACCTCGTCGAGCGCAACAAGATCCACGTCTCCGTCGAAGCAAAAGCAACGCAGCAAGGCCACACCCCCACGTACTATCGGCTCGGCCGGCGCATCATCACAGCGCTGATTCCGGGTCTCCAGTACGGGGACATTCCACTCAACTTTTTTGGGAACAAGAACATGACCACTGACACCCCGACCGAAGCGTTCGGCCATCACCACTACCAGGAGAACGCTGGTCCCGCCATGACCGACTACATGAACGCCAGCGACTTCCACCCGGCCTACGTCGGCCCGTACCAGTGCAAGATGATCGGCGCGTTCGACGACGGAACCGGCGTCACGCACATGCGCTGGTGGGATGGCGAGAACTGGTCGTATCCGCTCCAGCCTGACCATGAAGACCTGGACGGCAACTACAGCAAACCCGAGGACTCGTTCTTCGTGCCAGCCGACGATGCCGCCGAATACAACAAGCGCTTCGCATGGTGCGGCTTCACGGAAGATCAAGACCCACTGTAAATGCGTTGACAAGGTAAAACCTTGTCTCTATACTTGCAGTCAATCCAACTCACAACGGGAATGCAAAATGAGCAAAAACAAAGTCAGCGTCAAGGGTCTCCAGAACATCGGCGCCATCCTCGGCCGCAGTGACGCACCGCAACCGGCGCCGAACCGCGAGAAGCGTGACATCAACGGCATCATCAATCACACCCGCGCCAAAGTCGAGGCTGCGGCAGGACTGGCACCGAATGGTCGCGAGCAGATCATCGCGTTTAAGTCGCAACGCGAACTGCTCAAGACGTACATCACTGCCGGCATTCGCGAAGCCTATAGCGTCGGCCACGCCGATGCGCTGGCACAGGGTAGCGAGGTCGACAAGATGCTCGACAAGCAATATGAGGTGCGCACCAGCCTGCTCACGCCGACTGTCGTGTGCGCGGTCATGGAGCAGAGCGGACTGTCGTCGATGTCGCTGGATCTGGCTCGCATGGCGACGGTGTTCGAGCGCTGCGACGTGCAGTGCACGCTCGATGCCGACACGAACATCATGTCGTACACGATGCGCCCCGCCTCATTCTTCAACGGTCCTCTCGGCCACCCTGAAGAGATCGACCCGCGCGATGATGCCATCAGCGCGAACACGACCGGCGCTCTCGGCAAACTGCGCAACCATGTCGACATCGAAGACGACATTCGCCATCAGGTCGAGGACATCGAGCAGACGGCCGGCCCGATCAACGTCGACTCGGAGCAGTTCGAGGACAAGATATGATCTGGTGGATGCTCGGCGCGTTCATCGCCGCCATGTGCGGCCTGTGCTACCTGATTGACCAATGGGCCGACAACAAATACAACCCGGAGAAATTTTATGAACATGAAACGAAACGCTGACCCGGACATTCTCATGCCGCACGACCGGCACGGCCGGCCACCTGTAGCGTGGCTGATCGAATCGCCGACCAGTGGCAAAGTCTACATGACCGAGAAGCCGGAAGTCGCGGAGAAGCGCTACCTGGCGCAAGATCACGTCACCCCGTACCACTCGAAAAACCAGCCCGATTCGACGGAGCGCCAGATCGCCGCCGAACTCGAAGAAGAGGACGAACTGTAATGGCAAAAGCAATCAAAAGCATCAAGGCGTTCATCCCGCTCACCGTGAACGACGCGCTGTTCAAGTGGTGCGCGCGTGCCGTGAAGAGTAGCGACGCCGCGCGCGACGCAGTGCAGAACTTCATCGCCCGCGATCCCGGCAACAGCGAATGGTCGACCCTCGGCATCACCAATGTCATGCCCGGCGAAGACGCTATCGTCCACGATCTCGACGGCGCCGGCTACCTGTTCATGTACCGCTTCGCCGAGCGCAAGCTGCCGGCGTCGGTGCGCGACGAGGAACTGAAGAAGCGCTATGAGGCACTGGTCGAGAAGGAAGGCCGGAACCTCAACAAGAAAGAGTTCGCGCAATTGCGGGACGATGTGGAAATCGCCCTGCTGCCGAAAGCGTTCATCGTGCCGAAGACCATTCCGGTGATCGTCACGAAGAACCGCCTGTATCTCTGCACGTCCAGCGCGACCATGGCCGAGAAGATCATGATCCACCTGACGCGGCTGTGCGAGACACGCAAGACGCCGATCAAGTTCGAGTGGTCGGATATGATGACCGCCGTGTCGCCGTCGTCCATGCTCACGCAGATCGTTCGCGACGGCCTCGCCTACTACGGCGACGAAGACGAAATTCTGCATCCCGGCAAGTCCGCAGTGTTCAAGGGTGACGATAAGCGCGCTGTTCGCATCAAGGACCGCGATCTGAATCACGACGAGTTCAAGACTATCGTGAACGATGGCGCATACGCCGTCACCGAACTGGCACTCGCACTCATCCTCGAAGGCGTCACGCTGTCCACGTTCACCGTGACCGACAAGTTCGTTTTCAAAGGTGTCAAGCTGTCGGACGTGAATATCGCCGGCACCGGCATCGACGTGGCTGATCTGCATGCGACATACTGGTTGTTCGCCAAGGAGATCGGCCGCATCGTCGACGCAGTGATGTCGGTCTACTTGGAAAACCAGGATGCGCCGGCCGAAGACGAAGACGAAATCTAACTACCTCGGGAAAGCATTCATGCCGCGCGATAAAACAGCAGAACAGCAGGTCCGCGTTCTCGTCGAGAAGGTGATCCGCATGCTGCCGGGCCAGTCGTTCTTCATCCCGGACGTGAAGCGCGCGGACGTGGAATTCCTGCGGCGCCCGGTGGTCCGTGCCGGCGTCGGTATCCGCATCGCGCAGGTCGAGGAAGACGAGATCTACTTTCAACCAGGCGTGCGGATCTGGCGCGAGGAAGGGGAATACGATGACCTGTGATGGCGGCTGGCCCGACAGCTATCCGGCAAGCGAGTACGTGAAGATCCAGATCGAGAACGGGCGGCTTCGTGCTCAAGTCGACCGGCTTGGCGGTAGCATCATCGAACTCACCGGAGAATTGCCCGTTGAGCATCCGGCACAACAGGAACTCGACCGCCTGCGCCGGCATGAGAAAATCGCATGGGATCATGTCGCGGCATTCAAGACACTGGCCGACGACAGCCAGGAAGCGCGACAAAACGCCGAAGACGAATTGGCCGCAGCACGCAAGACGATCAAGCGGATGCGCAGCACCATCGCTAAACTGGAGGAAGAACTAGGACTAGATCAAGATCTGTAAATGCTTTAACACTGTTTTACCTTGTTACTTACTTTTCACTACAACCACAAAAGGAAATACCCATCATGGCAACGAAGAAAAACGCAACCAAAGTCGCAGCAGGTTTCCCGGCCAAGTCGGCACCGTCGAAGACTGTCGAATTCGATGAAGCGAAGCACATGGAGCGCGAAGCCGCGAAGGCCGCGAAAGCGAAGAAGCCGACCCGCGCGAAGAAAGCCGTAGCCACCCCGGCAATGGCCGCTGCCGGCATCACGCCGAAGATGCTCGGCAAGTCCGCAGGCAAGGCTGCAACGAAGCCGGCCCGCCCACCGGCAGTTCTCGCCAAGTCGGGCAAGCTGCTCGCTGCTGATCCGAAAGGCGTGCCAGGCACGAAAGCCGTTCCAGCATCGAAAGCCAAGCCTGCACTGAAGAACTCGCGCGTGCGCACCGTGGCCGTTCCTGAAAACGGCATCGCTGGTGTGCCAGTTCACGAAGTGACCAGCGTGGCGGAACTGGCGAAGGTGCTCGCCGACTTCCCACGCGGCTCGACGTTCACCGCCGATCAGTATTTCGGCAAGGCCCGTATCCAGATCTACAACCTGCGCGGTAAGCTGGTCGCGGAAGTGCGCCAGATCGCCAAGCCGGCCAAGGTCGCGAAGAAGTAATCACCACCCGGCCGGCGCCAGTCGTCGGCCACCTTCTCACAGGGGACCACCATAATGAAAAATTTCGTCTCATACCTCAAGGCGCTGTTGATCGCAGTCTTGATGTGGATCGGCGTCTACGTCAGCACCATCGGCGCGCTCGCGGCCGGATTCACCTTCAGCCTGATCCTGCTGATGCTCGGCGTTGTCGTGATGTTCATCGGCGCGATCCTGGCCGCGACCATGCTTCAGCGCTCCGACGATAAGTGGCTGCGCCTGGCCCTGGTGCTGCTGCTTTCTGGTGGCACTGTGATCGCTGTGCGCGCCATGGGCGGCATCACCAGCATCGCCTGGTTGAAAGGATTCTGATATGACCACGCAAGACAAAACGGTACGTGTGACGTTCACGCGAGACGAGTTCGCGAAGAGGCCGTTCGAGAATCAAGGCTTCCTGATCGGCACGCACATCATCAAGACGCTCGCGCGACGCGGCGTGCCGGTGATCGGCGTCGACGGCATCGTGGCCGTCGAAAAGGGCAAGCTGACGGTCGAGTACGTCGACGGCCTGGACGGCGATGAGTGGCTGTACACCTACGTCGGACCTCTCGTGCCGGACAGTGTGATCCATTCGCACCCGCACGGCCAGCACGTCCACTACACGTTCGGTAAGCCGCTCGCTGTATGCGAAGCCGAGGCTGTCGCACGACCTGCACAGGTGGCCGCTGAACTGGCGCGTCGGCAGGAGTTCCAGCGTAAGAAGCTGGAAGAGGACGACGAACTGTGATCCTGGCCGCAGTCACCGCTATCTGCGCCACGGCCGTGCTCGCGATCCTGGTCGACGCGATCATGGGACTGCGGCCGTACATCGGCGCGATCAAACTGAAGAAAGGAAAGTCGTGGTCTACTCACCGTTAAAAGGCAAGGTGTATCCGGTCTCTAAGCTGCCAAGGGAAGTAGTGATTTCGGCGCGTAAAGGTGCGAAAGCCTACACCGGCCGCGCGAAAGCGATGAAGATCGGCGGCGTCGAAGTGATCGTGATTGGCCGTACCATGGCCGATCTGAAAACCGTCTACGATCACGTTCAATCTGCGCTGCATGGCGGGCCAGCCAACATGCCCGAGCAGTTCGTTGCCATGCTTTCGCCCGAGGTGGCGATGGTCGCGAAAGAAGCTCTCACGTTCGACGACGAGTTGTAATAAAAAAGGCCGGTCGGGATTTCTCCTAACCGGCCTCAAGTCCTTCTCACTATGGGCGCATGTCCAATGCCAGCGAATTATAGCGCGCCCACGAGATCAAGTCACCTCCTTTCACCAACCACAAAGTTTTCGCCCTAATTTATTGTGAGCGAGGATCTGACGCGCCGACTTATCCGAGATCACTTTCGTGTCAGCCTCGGTGACATAGATTGGCAGCGCGTTCGTGCAGAATTCAGGTCGACTTGCGGCGATCTGTTTTTCCACTCGGGTCTCGGTCGGCTTCACGGCGCACCCAATCACGAGCAAGTTCGTCAGCGGCAGCGCCATCATCAAGCCCGCGCGTTTCAAGTTCAACATCATGTCGTCCTTTCGCTCCAGCGGCAGCACGCACCGCTTCGTCAAAGTCATATCGTTTAATAGTCGCCTTGCGAGCAGTGCGACCTCCAATTGCGTAGGCACCGAAGAGTACCAACAGCACGGCCAATGCTGTCAATGCCCACGCTTGCAGCCGTGGCACGATGCTCATCACGCCACCACGCCGGCCTGGTGTTTCTTGACCTGCGAATAGGCGATGAACACGGCCATGCCGATAGTCAGCACGCCCATCACCAGTTGGACAATCGAGCCGGACGACAGGCGTTCCTGCGACGACTCGATAGCGACCATCACCTGCGGCAGCACGTCGGCCACCTGCGCGGCGCCGAGAGTCGCGGTAGCCGTTGCGCCGATGGTCTCGCGAGTCACTGGCACGGACGCGATCTCGGAATGCGGCTTGACCACGCCGGCACGTTGCAGGCCGGTTTTGATCGTGGCGTCGTCGTACCAAGTGTTGATCGTCGTCTTCGGGCCACGGCCGTTCTCATGGCGGATGATCGCTTCGAGCACCGGCCGCAGGTTGTCGTAATTGTGCATGTCCAGCTTCTCGATCTGCGTGAAGCCCGATGCGTCGCAAACGAAGTCGATGTACGACTGCGTGTCGTTTTCCACTGGCGGCGCCCACCGATTGATGATGCCCTTGATGGTGCGGATCTTGTGCTTATCCTGGTAGTTGATGAGCAGGATCGCCAGTGCGCGGATGCCCCACGTCGGATCTTTGAATTGCGCGAAGCGGCCATCGCCTTGCGTCACGGCCAAGCCTTGCCACTTGTCGGCGCCGAGTTCGATGTTGCCGGGATTGTGATTGCGGATGCCGCGAGGCTGCGCTTTCTTTTGTGCGTTTGTCGCCATTATTCTTTACTCCATTCTTTCAATTGTCGTTTGCTGACAGTGGATGATGGCGCGCTGAAGATGATCTGGTTGAGCATGCCTTTGATCTCGCCCATTTCAGTTTTCATATCATCGCGGAGGGTCTTGCTTGCGGCGATCTGGTCGGCGCGCACGGTGTTGATCGTGCCTTCCACGCGGTCGACGCGCTGCACGAGGGCAGTGACGGCCAGGTCGGTCATCATCTGGCGCTTGTCCAGGCTGGAGTAAATACCGACACCCCACGCCGACACGGTAACGGTAAGCACCGCCAGCGTAATCATTGTTGGAAGGTTAATTGTGAGATCGAAGCGAGAGCTATGTCGGCGCTCGCCGTCCGCTGGAAGCGGGCCTGGTGGCGTGCCGGATGGTAGGGTCATCGGTATTTCTCCGTAGTTGGTCAGGTGGAATGAATAAAGCCGGAAGTCATTATAACCCCCGGCTTTTAACTACGAAATTGTTACAGATATGATCGGCCTCGGACCACTCCGTAATGCGACACCCTTCATCGTCGGGTCGCGCGTAACGTAGAACTGCATCACCGATGGCGACATGATTTCCGATCCGCCGACAACGCCGGCCAGCGATGGGTCGCGCAGGGCCAGGAACGAGGCCACACGCTGCGCAAGCACGTCGGACAGGGGAATCGTAGGGTCGATCCACTGCGCGTCGCCTACGGCCGCAAATTCGGCCACGCCGTCGACCAGGATCTCGGACAGCGGGATCGCCGGATCAGGCATGGTCGAATCGCCAACCACCAGCGCAGCCTGCACGCCGGCCACCATCGCATCCGATTGCGACACGTCCGAACCAGGGAACACGTCGCCCACGGCCACCGACTGCATTACACCGTCAGCCTGCACCACGGACACCGGGATCGTCGGATCGCTCCAGCCGGCATCGTCGCCGAGCGCGACAGCCGCGAACACGGCAGGCACGGAGACGGCCGAGACCGGCGCCCACTCGCCCGCGTCACGCAGCAGCACCACCTCGCTCACCCGATAGGCCAGCGTCTCGGATGGTTCCGGTTCCGGGATCGGCGGCGCATCGAACTGATCGCGCAATGCCACCTGCGCGAACAGCCCATGAACGAACCGACTATCCTTGCCGATGGTATCCGGTGGCGTCGTCTCGCGGTGCTGCACGGTCAGCATGGACAGCGTGTATGCGTGCCGGCCGACAGTCGGGTCGATCACGTCAATCGGTGGGACCGTGGTGCGGCCGAGCACGAAGCCAAGCCTGATCGAACCGACACTGATCGGCGAGTGCGGCGCCGGCCGCGCGTAAGCCTGCACCGACTGCTGCACGAGACTGAAGACGTGCCGGCCAAGCGCGAAGCCTGGCGCGTACGTGAAGCGATGCAGCACCGTCAGTTCGTGCATACCGGACACGCCGACTTGCGAGCGTGGCGCCGGCAGCACATTCGCCGCGACCGACAGCAGGCGCAGCGCTTTCACGTCGACAGCACCGAACGGCGGCGCCGGCACGCGCGCGATGGCGACCTGCTGGCGATACGATGCAACCCGGTCGTCGATCCCCGGTGGCGTCACGTCGCGGCGCTGCACCACCATCCGGCGCAGCGTCATTGCGTCGACGCGCGAGAACGGCGCCAGGCGCGATGTCGACATGACCACCTGCGCGGCCAGGCTGTTGACGAACGCGTCGGTCGTGATGACCGGCACCTGACTCTCGATGCGACTGAGCACGGTCATGTGCGCCAGGCTGGTGAGCGTAATGGTCGACCACATGGCCGGCGCGCTGCGCACCACTCGGGCCTGCACGGTTTGATGCTTATACCCTTTCATGAAAACGCCGGACGATGGCACGTACGCGTTGCCGCGCGACTGCACCGTCAGCATGTGATAAGTGTTCGCGCGGATCGTGCTGCGCACAGCCGGCGCTTCGGTGAAGTTGCGGCGAACGGTCGATTGCTGGCGAAACGTTTGCGCGAACTCTTCGCTGCGCGCCCACTGCCGCGACGCCGGCAACACGATCTGCTGGCGAAGCGACGGTACGAACAACGGGCTGCGCACCGTGGCCGGATCAGGTAAGCCGAGGCGCATCATGGCGACTGTCTGCGCGTACCCTTTCGCGAGCCGGTGGACACTGAGGTCTTCGTTCAGCATGCTCACCAGCACTTCGCGATAAGCCACGGCCAGTTTGAACGGCGCCTCACCGATCAGGACTTCGCGCACAGCCGAGAGCACGCCGGCCGGATTGCTCGCGCCGACGCCATCACCGACAATCGTCTCGCGTACCTGGCCGGCATACGCTTCAGCCTTCAGTTCGAGGCCAACACGATCACCGACCAGGATCTCGATGCGCGCACCCTGCGCCCCGGCCGCGCCGGTACTGCCGAGGCCATCACCGACAATCGTCTCGCGGATAGTTGAGGTGAACTGAGTTGGATTAGCCACGGTTCACCGTCACGATGTGACGCGCACGCCGAACTGCGATTGCGTCGCTTCGGCAGGTGTCCACGCGGCGCCGGTATCAGGATTGATGGTCGACGAGTTGAACGCCAGCTTGTAGCCGGCCAGTGGTGCGAGATCGGCGTCGAATTCCTGCGTGGTGTATGCAAGCTGCGCGCCTTTCATCGACGCGAAGATCCAGTCGCCGTTGTATGCCACGCATGCACCGAGCGGATACAGCGCCGTGGTGAATGGCGCTTGAGCCACAAAGCGACGGAACCCCTGCGACGGATCTGACGACAAGAACCAGAATGCGTCCGTGAAAATACCGAATACGCCGCCTGCACCGAACACGATACGCGACGCTGTGCCACCCGACGTTGTGCCGACTTCGCTTGTGACGATGGACGGTGTAACCCATGTCACGCCATCCGTGGAATACGTCGATGCCGTCACGGTGCTCGACGGATAAACGCCGACATACAGCAAGCGTGATCCATCGCTCCCCATCTGATCCCGGCTTGTTGTCACGCTAGTTCGAGCAGCGATACCCGGATCGACATACGTCTTACCCATATCGCTGCTGATCCGAAGAAGACCCGTAGTGGTGATGAGAGCCAGCTTGTTCGACGCGGGCGCGTACGCCGGCCGCTGGAAGATCATTGACGTGGTGATGCCTGGAACAGTGATCGCTACCCAATTGGCCGGCACGCTCGGATCACTTTCGCAACGCCATACGCGAGCCTGCGCGACAGAGGTCATCGTGAACGCGCCATCAGGCGTCACCAGCACTCCCGCAATAGGGTTGGTGTTCGCCACAGCGCCGGGATTGATGACCGGGCCGGGAGTATCGCTGCCGGGCTGGATCACTTGGATCTTGCCGTCGCTGCGGCCAATGACGCCGAGACCATTATTGCGGAAAGCGATTGTGTTGAAGATCACGGTACTCGAACCGCCGTCGACAACCATCGACCACGGCGAGCCTGGAATACCGTTCGGTGGCGTCTTGTACAGCGTTTCAGCGGTGCCGCACATGAAGATCGCGTTGTCGCTTGGCCGCAGCGCGCAGTGCCAGAAGTCGCGGTTGCCGGCAGCAATCACACCAGGCAAAACTTTCAACTCGCGAGCCTTCGGATCGACACGTTCGACACCACTGGCCGAGCGGATCAGCGCACGCGCACGGTGCGGGATGGCCTCCAGATTCGACACCAGCACCTTCGTCGCCACGCCGTGAACCAGCTTCGCGTTCGGTGTCGAAATGTCGCCGGCAGCGGCATACACGTCCTGGTCGCCCACGTTGATTGCCTGAAGGGTCAGCGCCGGCTGCGCGACAATGCCTTGCGATGCGATCTGCGCGTTGCTGTTGAAGCCGGCAGGACGTTGGAAGTCGACATCGACATCGCTGCTTGGCCGCACACCGATCACGCGGGTTGTCGGCCCGAGGCGCACGTTCGGCGCGCGGTCGTCTTCGGCGAGCGTATAGAAATTGCTGATCGCCCACCGGCCGCCTGGTCCGAGAAGCGGCACGTACTGCGCTGCCGTCAATGTCTGGAAATTAAACGAAATGGCTTCAGCGACCAGTGGCGTCAAGTGCTGCAATACCAGCACGTCATCGAGCCATACGCGCACCTCGCCCTCCGAAATGCGGAACTCAAGGAAGTGCATGCGACCCGGAGTCAACGCACGAGCCGACTGGTTGATGCCGCGCATGCGGATCTTCAGATCCAGGCCAATCTCGAACACTTGCACAGCCGATGGAGCGCCGAGCGCGCCACCAACTACGTTCCACACGTTAGCAGCCACGCCAGCCGGCGTCGCATTCACCGCCATGACAGGCGTTGCGGCTGTGCCGACCACGAACTCCTGCGGAATGTACAGGCTGAAGCCGCCGATCACCGCCTTGCCCTGCGCCGGCAGAACCTTGCGTACGCCGACCGCCGTACTGGACAAGCTGCCCGCCGACGGTGGAATGGAATACACCATCGCCGCACGATCAGGTGCAACCGGATCTGGTCGAATAACGAACCCGATGGAAGTCCACGGTGCATCGAACGCGCCGATCACCACGTCGTATCCGGCAGTGCGCAAGTTCTCGGCCACAGCCTTGCGGATCGCCGTGTTGTCCGCAGTGTTCGCGTCGTCGACGGTCAGCCTGTCGAAGCCCATAAAGGACTCGGTGTGCATCATGGTCATGTCGTCCCCTTATCGCGCGATGATGCCGAAGTTCGACGACTCGACCAGATTGCGAGTCCACGCCTGACCGCCCGGCGCCTGCTCGAAGATCTGCTGCTTGAACTGGTACGCGGTGTCGAGCGGAACCTGCACCTCGACTTCGCCGCCCGCCGTGCCAATGGTCATGCCGAGTTTGCGATTGTCCAGGTCGCCCTTGCGCGCATACGACACGAGCGATACGGCGAAGATCTCGTTCGCATTCGGCAGCACCACGTTCGAGGTGAACTTGTCGGTCTTGCCCTCGACGTTGGCTTGCAGGTACGGCGCCGACGCAGCGCCAGGCGAGAGTTGCGCGAGGATCGAATAGTGCGCACCGGCAGCACCGACCGGCGTCCACTCGATCTGCACGTCGGCGGTAGGTGCGCGCGTGATGACCTGGATCGGGCCGAGGCGTTCGTTGTTCTGACCGCCGCTGCTGTCGACAACATAGAAGTCGTCGATGTCGATCACACCGGCAACCGGCGATGGGGAGGTCATGCCCCAGGTGATCGTGTAGACCGAGCCAACGCCGCCCGGCAGCGGGATCGTCAGTTGGAGCGTATCGTTCGCCCACACGCGCACTTCGTTCGCGGTCTTGTCGACCTCGATCTCGATGAACCAGAACGCGTTCAGGATAATCACGTCCTGGCCGAGCACTGAGCCGACCTTCATCTTGCCGGTGGTGGTGTCCCAATCCAGGTCGATGACGCCGGCAATGCGCGCGAAGCGCAGGCGCGATTGCGTGCCACGGAACGAGAAGCCGAACACCACGAGCGCGGCGTCGCTGGTGATCGCGCGTGACAGGGATGGCGGCGTGGCCGCACCTGCGCCGACCGTCATCTTCAGGCCGAGCGAGTTCGCATCCTGTCCGTCCGCGATGTTGAATGTGTTGGTGGCCGCGTTCGTCACAACGTAGCCGGCTGCTTGCAAGAGCGCGGTGATGTTGGCAGCGGTTTCGGTTTTGGCTGCGTAGTGGTCGAAGCCGTCAGTATGTTTGAGCATGTCAGTGATCCTTTGTTATGGGCGAACGGCGATGCCGAACGGTGTAGATAATACATTCTCGGCGGTCCAGGCCACGTCGCCGGGCGCTTTCTCGAAGACGCCATAGCTGTACTCCAGCGATGTCGAGAGCGTGGTGTCGATCACCTCTTTCTGATTGCCGACCGCGCCGACCACCAGGCCAAGCTGGCGATTGTCCAAGTCGGATTTCTGCGCGAGTGCGATGACGCCCACCGCGAGGATCGGCGCATCGACAGTGCCGGCGCCAGCGGGCAGCGGCGTGCTCGACGAATAGAGATCCTGCGCACCGGACTCGGCCGAACGCACATAGCTGCCCGACGACGGCGGCAGCAGGCCCACCAGCGGCCAGTGCGGACCAGGCGCAGATCCGATCCAGTTCACGTCCACGTCGGCGGTTGGCTTGCGCAGTGGCACGCTGATAGGCTTCAAGCGCGTCGTGAGCGTCGATCCGCCGGCAGCATCACCGTCGAGCAGGTACAGGTCGTCAAACGCCGCCACGGCCCCATTCTCGGCCTGCCAGGACAATGCGTAAGTCGTCAGCGCTGCGGCGCCGGCTGGCAAGTCGATGGTCATGTCCAGGGTGTCGTTGACGTAGAGGCGGATCTTCCCGGCCGTCTTGTCGATCTCGATCTCGTAGTAGTACCAGACATTGCGGATCGGGACCGACGCGCCGCGCACGCCAAGGATCTCGATGCCGGCCGGCCAGTCGACGTTCAGGAGATTCGCGATAGCCAGGATGCGGCCACGCGCGGTTGCCCGGTGAGCGAAGCCGATGACGACGCGGGCATTTGTGGAAGTGAAGGTGCGCGAGATCGTGGTGGGCGGCGCCATCGACACATAGATCGTCGCGGTCGCCGAAGCCTGCGCGCCGCGCTGGCCGACAACGCACCAACCGACTTGCGTACCTTCGGACACGTTCACGTCGTAGAACGCATTGGTCGTGCCAGTCAGCGCCGGCTTCGTCCACGTCGCCGTGTCGTCGCTCATGAAGATGGCCGCGAGATCGCCGACCACGATCCACCGGCCCTGCGACACCTTGATCGCGTTCAGTACGCCGGAACCCATGAGTTCGGCAGCGGCCACGATCCACGACTCGCCCTTGTTGACCGACCGGCGCACACTGCGCGCAGTGACGGCGAGCCAGGTTCCATTGTAGAACGCGATGTCGTTGACATCGGTGTTCGCGCCGAACGTGCGCGTCAGGAACGACAGGCCGGTGTCGGACGTGAGCACCTGGCCCTGCGCACCGCCGACCAGCCAGCAGTCGCCGTACTCGACGCACAGGTTCGCAAGCGCGCCGGGATTTTCAACCACTGTGTTCCAGGTCATGCCGTCATCTTCGGACACGATGACTGCGCCGGCATTGCCGTTCGCGCCGACAGCCAGCCAGCGACCGTTGCGATTGCAGGCCACGTCCGCGATGTTCATTGTCGGCAGCGGCGATGTGCGCGCGGTCCACGCCTGGCCGTCACGCGAGCGCAGGATCGTGCCGTTCTCGCCCACCGCAATGAAGGTGCCGTTCACGCATTCAATCGAGCGCATGTTCCGTTCCGTGCCGAGCACCAGTGCTGCCCACGAGATACTGTCGACCGATGTCAGCGCGACGCCGCCATCCCCGACTGCGACGAAGCGGCCCTGCGCATTAGCGGCGACCGCGCGCAGATTCGAGCGGGCAGTGTTCGTGCGGCTCGACCATGTTGCGCCGGCCGCGCCAGGCGACACCTGCAACTCCAGCGCGAACGAATCCGGCTTGCGCCCGGCAGCGATGGCGAGACCGTTCGTGACCGCATAGCCTGCGGCCTGGAGTGACGTGAGCAGCGCTTGCGCCGACTGACCCTGGAACTGGTCGAAGCCGTCAATGTGTTTGAGCATGATGATTTTCCTTATGGTGGGGATACGGTAAAGCCGAATTCTGAAGCGAGGATGGATGCCGGCGTGTCCGGTGCGCGTCCGTCGAAGAAGATGTAATGCGTGCGCCACTCGCCGTCGACATCGGTGCTGGCCTCGCGCTCACTTGCCGCGCCGCCGACAAACACGCCGAGCCGCGCATCGAGCGTCGGTGCCTTGCGGGCCAGCACGACCACGCCAGTCGTGAGCACCGGGTTGTTGTTGGTGAGCGCGTTGTTCGACGTGAAGCGATCCTCGGCACCGATGGCGTTCGCGGCCACGTAGTTGTCGAGCGGCTGCGGCGGCAGCTTCGACAGCGACTCGTTGTGCGAGCCGGTGACAGCAGCCTTGAACCATTCGACGTGCTGGTCCGTGGTCGGGAATCGCGTGGACACGACGATGGGTCCGAGACGCACGCCGTCGCGCATGTAGAAGTCGTCGAACGTCTTCGTCGCGTTGTCGACCGGCGCCGGCACGACGCCTGGCCGGTACACGCTCGGCGCCACGTAGCCCAGGCCCACCTCGATCTCTTCAGCGGTGATCGGCAGCGCAAGCTGATACGTCATGTCGACGCGGTTGTTGATCGCCAGCGTGAGCACGCCGGTCGAGCGGTTCAGTTGCACTTCGTAGAAGTACCAGCGATTCTTCGTCGGCAGCGCGCCGCCAGCCTGGTCGTTCAGTTGCGGCAGGCCGGTGTCCGGGTTCATCCAAAGCGTGACCTGCTGCTCGCCCACCTTCAGGGAACACGCAGAACCACGGTCGTCGAAGATGTGCGCGAAGCCGAAGCTGCATGTGTTGGTCGACCAGGGCATCTTGCGCGCCAGCGATGCGCCACGAGCGGACACGGCCACCGGGCCATTGCGTCCAGCAACCACCGACCAGGCGCCGGCCACGGTGTACTGCGCGCGGGTCAGCGCATTGCTCGGCGCCTGGTCTCGGCCGAATTGCTCGAATCCGTCAATGTGTACCACTTCAACCTCCGTTATTTGGCAGGATCAGGCGCAGCGTCACGCCGTAATTTGCGAAGCCAGCGGGCGGATTGTCGGGCATGTGGATTGTGAGCAGGTCGCCGGTAGCGAAAGGCTTGTCTCCCTGTACCGTGAAGATCGCGCGCACGCTGTTCTGCGCGAACGTGATTGTACCAATTTCGCTTCCGTTCCTTCGGATAGCCAGGCGCAGGATACCGTTCGGCGAAGCCAGGCCGCGCCCCCACGATCCGGCTGCGGTGGCCGGCAGCGTCATCGGTTCCGGGATGGTGAATACCAGCAGCGTCTCGCCGGCTTCAGGCTCATAACCGACAGACATGGCGATGTCGTAGCGCGTGCCAATCAGCGGCACCGGAGTGCTGTCGTCCTGACCCTCGCGCAGCCACTCGGTCCCGGTGTACCAGATCCAGCTTGCCGGGTTGTTCAGTCGAGCGCGGACGCCGCGTGTCGGCAGCGCGAAGATCCAGCCAGTCGTGGTGCGCAGCGCAAGCTGTCCGTCGCGATCCAGCCAGGCGCCAGCGCCGCCAGCGCCGACGATGTACATGCTGCCGACCGGCGCGCTGATACTGGCCGGGTTGACCTCGGTGAGCGACTGGATCACCGGATGCAGCAGCATGTCGATTGCGACGAAGTTGGCCGAGACCGGATCGCCCCACCAGTCTTCGCCGCGCAGCCAGCCGTACGATAATTTCAACCTGCTTGTTTCAAGTCGTGGCATTTACGTTCCCTCGTTGTCTTTCGTGTATGCGTCCCAATGGCGATCCCAATTCAGATCCCAATGCGCGGCCAGTGCGGGATTCGGTTCTTCCGGGTCCGGCTCCGGTGGCTCGATTGGATCAGGCCAGTCAGGCGGGACAGTCGGCGGTGCCGGTGGGCCGGTGCCGTTGTCGCCGCCGCCATTATCGCCGGGATCAGGATCGTCACCTTCGTTGTCGCCGGGTGGCTGCGTCGGGTTCGTCGGGTCAGGCCCGGTGTTCCCGTTGCCGCCACCATTCGTCGGTGGAAGCTGACCACCGCCAGGCGCCGTGCCGGGCGGGCAGGCATACGATGGGAGCAGCAGCGGGATCACATAGTTCTGCCACGAGGCGAATTCGCCGCGCACCGATTCGAGCACCAGGCCGACCGTGACACGACCGCATGCCTTGAGCAGCGTGCCGGCGCGGTAGCCGTCTGTCTGCGCCATCGCATAGCTGTAGTTGAACGATTCGCCGTCGACGATCTCGCTGCGCACGACAACCGGATACGGCCGCGCGTTCGGGCCTGGCGGATAGACCGTGATCGTGATGTGCAGGCGATAGCGCTGGCCTGGTTCCGGTGCGCGCGATGGGCCGTGATGATCGACAGCCAGCGCAGCCTGCGTGTCGCGATTGCGGTGGCGCCAGGTGATGAGCGTGTCGACGCCATCGGTGATCTGCGAACCGTTGAACCAGGGTCGACCGTTGACCAGCACCTCGCCCGGCGCGTACGGCCGCTCGACGCGGAACGCCATGTCCAGGCGATCAGTCGGCACCTGCGCGAGATCGAGCGGTGGTCCGTAGACATCGGGGACCAGCTTCACCTGCGCGGCAGATCCGGCCACGCCGGCCGCGACGGTGATCGGGTACACGGTTGGATCGTTGCCGGCCGCAGCCTGGAAGAACCACACGCGCGCATTCGCTGCATGCTTTGCCGGCACCGTGTCGTACACGCCGCGCGCAATGACGAACTCGGTCGCCGTGCGCGAGACAACCATGACCACCTCGGCATCGAGCAGCGCGACCTGGCCGGGCAACACGCGATCCAGCGCAACGCCATCATAGAAAGACGAAGTGGCGATGGTCACGGTGGTGTCGAGATAGTCGAGCGGCGCGTCCAGGGTGAGCCATGGCGTGAACGCCGGCTGTGCGCGTTCGCCGAATTCCAGCGTGGCGCCGATACCGGCAGGGTAGTCGTACCGCGACCACAGGCGATGGGAGTCCGTCAGGCGGTCGCCAGGACGCGCGGTGACGGTGATGAGGTGCGCGCCCTCGATTGGCATGCCGACGCGGCGCAGGTGCGCGTATGGCGCCTCGAACAGATTGCGGTTCAGGCCGGTGTAGAAGCTGGTCGCCTGGCCGGCACCCTCGTGCATCGCAGCGACGAACATCGCGTCAGCGGCCACCACGTCGTCATAGTCTTCCGGCTTTGCCCCCTGTGCCGCGATCTGCACCACCTGGCCGGCCGCAATCGCATCGACTGGTGGATACGCACCCTCGTCGACGTTATCGCGCTGTGCGGCGATCTGAGCGGCCTGCGCCACCTTCAGGAAGTAACCCTGCGTGTCGACGGTGAACGGGATCTCGTAGCCCTGCCACGAATCGAAGCCGTCGCGCGTGGCGAACACGGTCATCTTGCCTGGTACGATGCGGCCGGTCTCCAGGCCAGCCTCGGCATCCAGGTCCGACATCGCCTGTTGCCAGTGATAGTCCCATTGCGCCGGCAGCATGCGACCATAAGCATCGAGCGGATCGGCCATGATCCCGACTTCCGTGCGGCGCAGCGTGCCGGCTTCGGTGTAGATCCGCACGGTGTAGGTTGTGCCAGGTTCAGGCTTGACGCCGGCATCGTCGTGACCGAGCAGCTTGTCGGCCTGCGTGACCCGATTGCGGTGGACCCAGGTCAGGTTCATCACCGGCTTGTCGGACGTGAGCGAGAACGGCAACCACCACCGTTCGCCATTCGCGCGAAGCTGGCCCGGTGGATACGGCCGGTACATGCGCCAGTTGTACGTCACGCTGTCGATCTGGCCGCTCTCGTCCACGTTCATGCTGCCGCCGCCGATGGTGTACGGGGAATACTTCACGGCCGTGGTGTCGCCTGCGCTGTATTCGATGCGGTCGGTGCCGAGCACGCCAGTGTCGACGAACCAGATCAGCGTCAGTGCTGCGTGGCGCGCAGGCACGGTGTCAGCGCAACCACGCTTGACCGCGACGCCGCCCGGCAGAATCGCGGTGATCTCCATGAACTCGTCGTCGACCAGTGCGGCCATGCCGACCCGCAGCGAATCGAGACGCGGGAAGTTGGCGCGGCCGAGTGCGATCACCGGGTCCAGGTAGTCGATTGCCGTGAACAGTTCGGACATCGGCGAGAAGTCGCCCCGCCCGCCGTTTTTGATGTAGTCGCTTTTCGCCATGAGTTAGCAGGGGAATGAAGGAACGCGGATTGGCGTGATGTACGACTGAAGCGATTCGAGACCAGCGCGAACCGACGACAGGCGACAGAGAATGGTGACGGTGCCGCAGATACCGAGCGCGCTACCAGCGGCCAGGCCGTCGACGATAGCCATCGGGTACGTGTAGTTGAACGTCGCGGCGGTGTCCACGTCGACCTGGCGCAGAACGTGCTGCACTGGCTGCGTGCCACCGGACTCGGGCGGCGTCTCGTAGTAGAAGCGCAGCCGCGTCACCTGGCCCGCCTCGGCGCCCTGGTCGACATCATCGTGCGCGACGACGCTGGAACCCTGCTTGACGCGATTGCGCCAGGCCCACGAGAACACCACCGGCTGACCGGACACCGCTTGCGCCTGCTCGAACCAGGGCCGGCCATTCACCACCACTCGACCAGGCGCATAGGGTAGTTGCGCGCGTCGGCCGTACGTGACCGCGTTCACCGGCAGAGAGGCCAGGTCGTGCGGCGTGCCGTAGCTGATCGGGCGAGCCTTGTACTCGACCACCTCGCCATCCGAGCGAGCGAACGGATCGAACACCGACGACGTGCCGAACAGCCACAAGCGGGCGCCAGCGGTATGCACGGCAGGCACGGTATCAGCGCAGCCGCGCCGCACGGTGATCGTGTTGCCGGGACCGATCGCCATCACCTGCACGATCTCGTCGTCGATCAGTCCCACGTCGCCAGTACGCACGCCGTTCAGCGCAACGCCATCGTAAAACGACGACGTGCGGACAGTGATCGTGACCTCCAACTCGGGCAGGCGGAAGTGCGACGTGATCCATGGCGTGAACGGCTTCAGTTCCGGTTCTTGCGCGAGCGCTTCGTCGCCATACAGTTGCCAGTAATCGGCCATGCGGTCAGCGGGGCGCGCGGCCATCGCTACAGCGTGATTAGTCTCGCCGACGCTGCGCTTCGCATTGACGAGATACGGCGACTCGATGACGCGCTGATCGAACGCCAGGAATGGGATGGCGCCGATACTGGCCGGCGAGAGTGTGAACGAGGTTTCGTAGTCCTGCCATGCGTCGAGACCATCGCGGCTGGTCGTGAACTGAAGAAGCGCTGTTTGCATTGTTTGACCCAGGTCCGCGAGAGCCTGTGAATGACGGTAGAAGAAATCGACGCCGACGATGCCGACCTCGGTGCGCACCACGTCGCCGCTGGCCGCGATCACGCGCATGGTGTAGGTGGTGCCTGGCTCGGGGACAATCGACTCGGCCTCGTGCGGGACCAGCTTGTCGGCCTGCGTGACGCGATTGCGGTGGCGCCAGGTCAGGTGCAGTGCCGGCGTGCTGGCGTTCAGTTCTGCCGGGTCCGACCAGGGCTTGTCGTTCACGCGCATGCGGCCTGCCGGATACGGGCGGAAGAAGCGCCAGTTCAGATCGACTTCATCCGGCGATACGGTCGACGTGGGAACGCTGCCGCCGCCGATGGTGTATGGCGAGACCTTCACGGCCACGGTGTCGCCGGCAGAGCGCTCGACGTAATCGCTGCCGACAGTCGTCGAGTCGAAGATCCACACGATGCTGTCGACGACGTGCATGGCCGGGATCGTATCGGCACAGCCGCGAGCCACGGTGATCGAGCCATCGGACACGCTGGTAACGCTCATGATCTCGTAGTCGACCATCGCCGCCATGCCGACCTGGATGGCGTCGGCGCGGGCCAGGCGGGATCGCGTGTAAGGGATGGTGGTGTCGAAGCGGCCGAGCGTGGTGTCGAGCGCGATGATGGACGCGAACGAGCCGGCGCCGGTTTTGTTGTATTCGGAATTGGACATTAGGCGGCTGGAGTTGGTGGGTAGTCATCCTCGGTGATCTCGCCTGGTTTCACATGCAGATCGTAGCCGAGGGCTAGGTCGGTCGGTTTCTCGACCACGGTGCCGAGGAAGCCGGCATCATTACCGAGGAATGCAAAGTCGGCTGGCGTCATGCCGGCGACCAGGAGGAAGTACGGCACCTCGAATGCACGGTGGTTCTTCAGGATCGGCCGCGTGTCAGGCTTGATCCAGTTCGGCGGTTCGGTGCCGATGAACGACGTGCGTGGCAGCGAGAACACGTCCTGCACTGCGGTGATCGTGATGGCGCCCTTTTGCAGCGTGCCGTCTTCGATCTTACCGATGCGCAGTGCGATGTCGCCGATGCCGCGCTCAACGTCGCGGATGCGGATCACGCCGGCAGGTGGCAGGCGCCATGCACGCCGGTCGAACGTGATCGTGTAGCGGCGCAGCGAGATCGCATTGACGCGGAGATCCCGCTGTGCGACGCGGCGGGCCAGTTCGTTTGTCGGCAGGCCGGGATACTGTTTCTTCAGCGAGTTGAACACGCCGCGCGACGCCTGCAACGATGCGAGGTTCTGCTGGTTCACGGTGCGCGTCTCGCCAGTGATCGGATCGGTGTACTCGACCACGATCTCGTTGACGGCCGGGCCGAGTGCGCTGGCCTCGGCTTCGCGGATCTCCAGGATGCCGCTGTCGGTGTCGTAGATCGGCAGGCTGTCGAAGTCGTAGTCGAGACGGATCAGCTTGAGCGTCAGCAGCGCGCTCTCGCGGTCGGCGTAGATCACAGCGCCGATGTGGTCGATGACGGACTGGATGAATTCTTCCATGCTGTCGCGGCGCGTCCACCGCAGGCACAGCCCGAACTTCTCGTCGAACAGCGTATCGGCCACGCGGGTGAACGATGCGACGTTCAGCGCCGACACCGGCAGGCCGCGCCCCCATTCGCTGTTGGTCAGGCATTCGTAGATGATGTGCGCCGGGTTCATCGAGTGGATCATCGGCGTTTTGGTGATCGTCTCGGGCGCGTCTTCGTCGTCCCACTTGGCCGGCTCGCCGTCGTTGTTGTTCTTCGGCGGCTTGGCCGGCTTGACCTTTTGCGGGTCGCCCTTCAGTTCGATCATCGCCTTCTCGGGATACCACGGCGCATCGTTCTGCCAGCCTTTCGTGGTGCGGCGCGTGCGCAGCGTCCAAGCTTTCGGATACGGCGAGTTTGACGCGATGGTGCCGTCGAAGAACGCGGTACACATGCGGCGGAATCCCGGCAGTGCGTGGCCGAGCATCGAGACCAGTGCCGGGATCGCTTTCTGATCGGACTTGCCCATCATGACCTCGAACTTGCCGACCACGCCGCCTTCCTGCTTGTCGCCGCCGAAGAGTTCCGGCGCGTCGATCTGCACCGAGCCGGTGTCCGTGATCGAACCCTGCCATGCCGTCTTTTTGCCAACCTTGATCTCGACGATCTCGTTGATCGGGCCACGGCTCAAACCCATGTGGATACCGAAGAAATACTTGTACCCTGTCACCGGGTTTTTATTCTTGCCCATCGCTCACTCCTGTTTGTTGTGCAGCTTCCTCGCGCGCCGTGCGGACCAGCAGCAGCGCGAAGTAATCGCCAATGGCTTCGAGGCGTTCAACCGGAACGCCATGCTTGAGATAATCGGAATAGTCGATGCCGTTTTGCGCGGCCCATACGCGAGACCCGCGTGCGCACAGGCCGGCTTTCTGCGCGTGCCGGCGATACACGCGCATCACTTTTTGCCGCCGCCTGCGCGGATCTCTTCGACGCGGTACTTGCCCACCGCGAGAACCATCCAGTCGCCGGTCCAGCAGTCGCCGAACACCACGGACTGCGGTGTACCTTCGTCGGCTTGCGGGAAGTCGATGTCACCGAACGCCGTGGGCGCCGGGGTTTGCTGTTTTGGAGCCATTGCAACGGAGACGATTGCCGAGACAATCAGCATTGCAATGGCGATATAGATATTCATGGTCCCGCCTGTTAGAAGACTGGATCACCATCGAACGGGGATTTGCCGGGAAGATCCGGTATGCCGCCGTAGTTGTCCAGGTTGTTGAATTTGTCGGTGCAATCCGCGACGGTGCGACGGCATCCCGGATAAGCATTGACGGTCAGGCCGTAGTATAAGCCATCACCCAGGCCGAACATTTCGACGGAGTTTCCGACCTGGCTCTCGATGCCGCGAAACTCGGTGCCGCGCACCGGATGCACCCATTCGATGAAGCCGCCGTCGAGCGTGTTGTCGGCCACGCCCGCCAGGCCGGCGAACACGACGATGTTGCCCTGCACGTCGTTGATGGTCAGCGGAATGACGTGGGCCATCTTGTCCGCTTTGCAGGTGGCCGCGTCGTACAGCGCATACGGACAAGTGCGCTGCCACGACAGGCGCAAGCCGTCGCGCTGCATGGATGCGTTGATCGTGTCGCAGGTGATCGTGGCGCGGCCAGGCTCGGGCCGGTTCACCTGCAACACCTCGCCCATGTAGCCGAGGATCGCTTCGCTGTCGGTCTCGTGGTAGCGGAAGATCCGCACGATGATCGGCTGCGACGGCGGCGTGCCGATGAACATGACCACTGGCGCCAGGGTCGACGAGCACTCGATGTCGAGCGTGTCGACGTTCGCCTCGCCGGTCAGTTTCACGCCGCCGTCCGAGATCGGTTCCGCTTTCCAGTTGTAGCCGCCGTGCTGCACATCGGCGTCGGACGACGTGTACCGGAAGACGGCCGGGCCGATGGTGAAAGCGTAAAGGTAAATCGGGCGACCTTCGTCGTCGCTAAGTTCGATGTCGTTGTAACTCATGCTGGCAATGTCCTCGGGTTAGATGCCTGGCGCAGAACGCACGCCACGTCGATCACCACCTGGCCGTTTGTCGGATGGTAGATCTCGAACGAATCCTGTTCAAAGCGCGTCTCGCAAACGAACGAGATCCGCTTCAATTCCGACAGTGTAATCGCTGGCAGCGGGTCGACCATCACAAGCGTCTCGGCCACCAGCTTGCCCCCGATACGCGTCTCCCGCACATCGGCCACCGTCGCATAGATCGTCGGCGTGCCGTCGCGGTACTGGAACGCCAGTTGCAGGCGCACCGGCTGCGGCGCGATCATCGACTGGCGGAAACCCTGCGGCTCGATCTTCACCTCGCGCGTACCGTTCCTGATGTCGTCCATCGGGTAGATGTCCTGCATGTAGGTCGGTGCGAAGAAGTGCCGGGCCATACCGCGCGCCGACTGGATGAATTGGCGGAAGCGGAAAGCCGATGCGCGGCCCATCAAGCGCAGCCGCGTTTGCACGACCACGCTGGTGTGGCGACCGTGATCGGTGATGCGCGGCTGGCCCGATCCGTTGTCGAGCACGTACGCCTTGCGGCTGTACTCCATGTCGACCGGCGTGGCGCGATCCACGGCGAACGGGAAGAACGGCTGACCCGACACCTGCGCGCCCCACGAGGCTTCGATGTAGTACGGCTCGGCCAGGGTGAAGCGCACCTGCGCGCGACGCACGCCGTCCGTGATGCCGCTGACCCGCGCGTCGTTCGGCTCGATGCGTGCCAGGCGCATTGGATAGATCCGCGTCTTCGCCGGCCACGAGCGCTTCGGCGGCACCTTCCACGAGAAGCGGTTCTGCTCGACATCGCCGACCTCCAGCAGATCGTAATCGTTCGGGTCGCCGTTGTTGACGAACACGATGTCGCCCTTGCGGAACTCGCGCAGCCGCAATTCACCGTCCGCGAAGTTCACGCCTGCGCCGGCCATGTCGATGCCGTCGAGCATGCTGACCTGCTCGTGCCACAACGGCATCAGGAACGACGAGGGACCGACACCGACGAAGAACGCGTCCATGCGTGCTGCGGCCTCGCGCTGGCGCAGGAACGACGCCTCGAACGAGCGGCGCGCATTGCGGCGCACCGAGCGGCGCTGTTCCGCGTCTGTCTCGCTTGCCATGACATCGGTTTGCCACGACAGGCTCTCGGTGATGCCGCCCTGCCAGTTCGGGAGCACCGACCACACCGGCAGCATGTAGCGCACGTCGGCGCTCGGCGGCAGATCGGCGTCGCTGATCGCGATGTCGTCGAGCAGCCAGCCTTCCTTCGCCGACGTGTAGATCACCTGATCGCCGCGCATGATGACCATGGTGAAGTAGCAGGGTGTCGGCGCCACCGGCAGATTCACCAGCGTCACGTCGATCCGGTATTCGCCGGCCGCGAGCGTCACGTCGACGGACACCGGCACCTCCAGCGTCGGCGTCGCGATGATCCGCTGGTTGAACTGGTCGGTGCCTATCCAGACCGTTGCCGCGTCGTCCGCTGCGACGAGGAACTTGTATTGGCCTTCGGTGAAGGTGAATCGACGCGAGAGGTAGTAGGTGCGCGCCCCTGCCGCCGAGCCGAGTGGGTCAGCCACCGAGACTTGTTTTTCACCGAGCGGATGGGTTTCGGGATCGAGTGTGAAGTCATAAGGAGTTCGGATAGCCATGGTTATTTGAGCATCGCTTTGATGGTTGAAATGTTGTTCTTCAGGTGGATCATGGTGACGCGCTCACCGGCCGACGACTGCATTGCGGCAGGGACGTTTGCACGGTCATCGACGAGCACGAACTTGTTGCCGGCATCGCCGCCACCCTCGCCACCGGCCGCGCGCGTGCCGCCGTTCAGGACATGGCGCGGATCGTCGCGGGTCAGCACTTCCTCATTGCGCTCCAGGATCGCCGGCACCTCGTTCGGGCGGAAGCCGGCCAGGCCACCAGTGTGATAACGCATGGCGTTGTTGAAGGCTTCGCGTGGCAGTTCGCGCACGACACCCTTGCCGCGACCGACGACGCCGCCCGAGTGGAACAGGGTATTCGCGATGGTCCCGCCAGCAGCACCGCCGCCACCACCCATGGCCGCAGTGATCGCGTTCAGGATCGTTTGCTTGATGATGGCGAGCGCGATGTCGCGCAGCAGTTGTGCGAAGAACTGAGCCATCGCAGTGAACGCTCCCCGGAAACCCTCACCAATGGATTCGGCGCCGGTTGCGACATTGGCGATTGACGACGCAAGCGACTCGAACGCGGTGACGCCGTTGCTGGCTACCGAGTTCACGATCACCTTGTCCAGATCGCTTTGCGCCTTGACGTTATTGGCCGTCTCCAGCGTCAGGCCGGCAGCGGCGGCGGTAGCCTTGCGGTACGACTCTTCGCTCATGCCGCCGACCTCGCGCGTCTTGTCCAGGAGCGTTTGCAGTGCGGCCACGGTTTCGAGGATCGACTGCTTGTAGTCCTCCGTCACCTGATTGGTCAGATCGCGTTCCTGCTCGGACGTGATGATGTTCAGTTCGCGCTGCATCTTGATCGCGTCCAGCTTGTTTTTCTGCTCGTCGAGTAGTGCGTTCAGTTGAGCCTGTTGTGCGGCCAGGTTGGCACCAGCAGTCATCGCTTCAGCGTTTGCGGACACCATGCCTGTACGGATACCGGACACGAGGGTCTGGAAGGCCACAGGGTCCATGATCGAGCGGAAGCGTTCAGCGAACTCCAGCGCAGCTTCACCAGCAGCAACCACGCCTGGCGCCAGTTCAGCAATGGCGAGATTGGTTTGCTCGCGCTGCTGCTCTGCCGTGATGCGGCCGGCCGCGTACAGATCATTGATCTCTTTGATCTGCGTCGTCAGGATCGTCTGCGAATCCTCGAATGCTTTCGACAGGCGCTCGGCTTCCTTGCGGTCGCTGTTCTGGCCGGCCAGGAGCACATGCTGCTTGCGCAATTCAGCAGTGGTCGCGAGATCGGATGCAGCTTGTTTCGGCTTGGACTTGGCGTACTTCGCGATGTCGTTCTCAAGTTCGCGATAGGCTTTTTCAACCACACCGACAGCAGCCGCGCGGCGCTTTGCGTACGGGATCGTCGGATCAGCTTTGCCTTCCTTGTTGGCGAGATCTTCCGCGATCTTGGCGAGACGTTCGGCCACGGACTGCGCCTGATTGACGGCCGCGTTCCCCGACTCCTTCGCTTTCGACGCTTGCTCATTCTGGAACTTCAGGCGTTCAACAGCCTGCGCTTTCTGCGACGACTCATTGATGCGTGCGATCACCGCGTTGTACTCGGTCTCGCTCTTGGCTTCCAGCTTTGCCAGCTTGCGGCGTTCCTCGAACTGCTCGTCGATGATCTCCAGGCGGTCGGCCAGTTCTTCTTTCTTCGAGCGCAGGCGTTGCTGTTTCAGTGCCTTCGCGCTGCGCTTGTCCTCGGCCAACAACTCTTCGTTGGTTTTCTTCAGCAGATCGACAGGACGATCACCTGGATCTTCGGTCTCTGTCGCGTACTTGCTGGCTGATCGCTTTTTGCCAGCCCCGGCCATCGACGCTTCCTGCTCGGCTGTCAGTGGGACATACGAGTCGCGGGCTTTCTGGATCGCGGCCTGCCGCTTCTTCTCGGCCTCGCCTGCCAGGTTGCGCATCTTCTCGTAGTGCGCCTTCGCTGCCGCCTCTTCTTTCGTGCCTGCCGCTTTGGTCAACGCCGCGCGCGCCTCAGTCGCTTTATGGAATGCAGCGGTCGAAGCGTCAATCGCCTTTTTCGCATCGGCCACGTTGCTGTCGGCGAACGCCGTGAGAATACCTTTCGTACCGAAGTACGCCGCTGCCGCTGCGCCGAGAATCGGGACCGCCAGGGCCAGGCCGCGCAGTGCCGTCGCCAGGAATCCAATCTGCGTGGTCAAGCCGGCAGTCGCGATACCCAATGAGCCGAGCCAGCCGGTAAGCGCCGTGGTGATGGCACCAATCGAGAGGCGCGTGTTCAGCAGCAGCAGCATGCCGTTCAGCGCGATCACCTCGGTCTTCACCGCCAGGAACAGGGCCGGCAATGCCGCGAGCCAGCTAATGAACTTGACAGCAACCAGGCCCACCACTGCGACTTTGATGAGGTCGATGTTGTCGGCCACGAACGAGAGCACGCCGACCACGGCACTGAAGCCGGCCGACAGGTTCTTCGCGAGAATGTCACCCTGGCCGTCATTCATGAGGGCCGTGAGCTTAATCAGGAAGTCGTTATACGCCTCGACGAAGCCGCCTTTCGCTGTCGAGTTCAGGAAGCGGGTAGCCGCGTTGTCGAAGCGCGCTTGTGCCTGCGCCAGATTGAGCGTGCCGGCGCCGGCTGCGCTGTACGCTTCCTTCAGTTGACGCGCAACGCCGATCATGATCTCGGGGCCGACCTTACCGGCCTCCATCAGTTTGACGAATTCGGGGATGCTGACGTTCGCCGCTTTCGCAAACAGGTTCATCGCGCCCGGCAGCACGTCACCAAGTTGGCTTGACAGTTCTTCAGCGCTGACCTTGCCCTTGTTGAACATCTGCTCGACAGCCTTGAACACGCGCTCGACTTCGGGACCGGCCAGGCCGAGTTTCGCGGTAGCCGTTGCGAAGCCTTCAAAGATGAATCGAGTCTCCTGCGTGGTTGCGCCGGCCATCTTCGCGGCAATGGCGAACTTCGCAAACGCCGGGGCCACCTTCGCGAAGCTGACGCCGATGCGGTCAGCCTGCGCTTCCAGATATGCGAAGTCATCCGCTGCGGCCTTCACGTTGCCACCGTTCGCGGCGGTCAAGCGGTTCATGGTCGCGTTGGTCGCGTTGTACGCTTCCAGCGTTTTTTGTGCCAAGCCGACAGCAGCGTACAAGCCGACGAAGCTGGCGCCGAGGGCAAGCACCTCGCCACGGAACCGCTGCGCGAACGACAGGGTTGTCCGGCCACCGCTGCCACCGAACCAGTTGAAGATGCGCGAGCCGGCGTTGTCGCCCGCCGCACCGTTGCGCTGGTGGGCCTGCGTGAGTTGGTTCAGCGCTTGTGTCGCGCGATTGGCCTGCGCCACCAATTGCGCCTCGGCCTGCGTCAAGTTGCTCGTGTCGATGCCGGCCTGGCGCAGTGCCTCGCGTGATGCGTGCGCCGAGGTGGTCAGGTTGCCGAGTTCTCGCGCCGCAGCTTTCATGGTGGACTGCGCCTGTGCGAGACGCGTGGTGATGTCCGCGCCGGCCGCGCCCGACCGCAATTCGGCAATCAGTTCGGATACCGCCGTTCGGGCCTTCGTGTATTCGTACCGTGCGGCCACCACAGCGGCTTTTTGACGCGTGAAGGCGTCCACGTTACCGGCGACCGTCAAAAGTGCCGCCTGCGCCCGTTTGGTCTCTTCCAGGGCGCCTCGGTAGTCCTGCACTGGTCCCCGGATCTCGCGCACGCGCGTTTCGAGCTTCTTCACCGCCGCTTCGATGCCGGCCACGGAGCGCACAGCGGCTTCGGCGGGATTCTGAATATCGCGGATCTGTCCGGCCAGGGCGGCGTCGATCACTGGCGTGCGACCGCGTGACGTGGTGTTCGAGGCACGCATCAGGCGTTCGGCCTGCGCTGCTGCCGCTTCCAGGGCTTGCTGCTGCGCTTTGATGGCGGCGGTGCGCTTGTTCACCTCGCGGGTGAATAGCTGCTCCAGATCGGAAAGGCGCTGTGCGTCGAGCATCGCGTCGCTGTCGGCGGCATCACGCGCTGCGGCTGCACGGCGTTGCGCTGCTGCGGCTTCGTTGGCATCGCGGTTTTGCTTGGCCCATCCGTCCATGCTGTCGAGCGCGCGTTCCTGCCGTTCGAGCGCGGCGTTCGCAGTGGTGACGGCATCGCGAATTTTCTGCTGTGATGCGGCCAGGGATGCGGCGTTGATGCCGACAGCGGCCATTGCCTGTGCGGTGCCGGCAAGGCGGGCTTCACTCTTCAGGTATCGGTCTTCCACGCTCTTGAGCGTCGAGCCGAGTTTGTTGAGCGCGTCCTGCTGTTTCTTCGTGCGGTCGACGCCGACCGGCAGTGCATCGGCATAGGCTTTTTGTGCGGCGCGCGCTGCATCGACCTTATCCTTCAGTGCGGCCAGTGCTGCGGATTGATCTGTGTATTTGCGCGTGAGATCCTGCTGCGTGAGCAGACCCTTGACGGCGTTTTCGATCTTGCGGTAAGAGGCGCTAAGTTGCTCGGCGGTGGCGTCGCCTTTCTTGGCGCTTTCGATCTGAGCGGTTTGCGCGTCAGTCATTTCCTTCAGGGCTGCAACGACCTGATCCAATGGTTTTTTGGAATAGTTCGTTGCCCTGATTCGTAGTTCTACGTCCTGATGGTCAGCCATCGGTCAGCCTTCGCAGTTGTTCGTTAAAGTTCTTTTCGCCCTTTCCATCGAGCGCTAGAACTGCAACGATGGCCGATTGGATCAAGGACGCTTCGGTTGCTATTTTAGAGTTGATTCGTTCGCGAGCAATTTCAACTTCAATCCATAGTTTCGACAGCGGGTAGTGGTTGGCAAGCGTGTGGCCCTCGGAGAGCAGCAGGCTTGCCTGAGAGCGGAGCGACCTATGGAATCGCTCGGCTTTCGTCAGGTGCTCTAGGCCGTCGCTGCGCTTTTGGGTCGCAGGTTGGACACCATCGCCATCAGACTGTCGAGGAACTTTTTTGCGCCGCCCGCTTCCTCGAACGTGACATTGATGATGGCGCGCACGCATTCGACTTGCAGCGGCAGCGGGAAGGATTCGGCGATCTTGAGTTGTTCCTGCGGCGAGTCCGATGCCAGCACGATCAGTTGAGCGACCAGTGCCGGCGTCTCCTGAACGAGCTTGATCGCGAACGTCGCGGACTGCGACATGGCGGTGTCGCGGGTTTCTTCGTTGTCGTACAGGTCGAAGAGTTTGTTGAGTTCGGCCAGGTGGCCGCGCATGAGGGTTGAGAAGTCGTTCAGGGACAAGCCGCGCAGCGGGATCGGCTCGCCCCGAAACATCACAACTTCGCGTGGGATCTGAATATTTGCGAGTGACATTTCGGGGCGCCCTATTACGGAGTAACTGCGGAAGCGACAGTGCTGTTCGACGGCATCACGTCGATGTAGACACGCTCGGTCGAGCCGTCCAGCTTCAGCACTTCATAGTTGAACGACATCGACTGCCATTCGTCGCCCTTGAGCGCGTAGTCGCCGTTCGCGGTGATGGTGACGTACGGCCAGAAATAGTCGCTGCGCGAGCCGACAGGGTTGGTGGACTCGAAGCGCAGTTGGCCCCGGATCTGATCGCCCTTCGCAATGACGATGGTGCGGACGGTTGCTTCCTGGTCGTACGTCACGCGCAGCACGTCCGCGTTGTCGATGTCCGGTGCGTCCCGCTCGATGTAGATGCGGCCACGGTCCAGGTCGATCTCGACGTTGCCATCGAGTTGCGGCAGTTCGGTGACGACTGGCGGATCGGCTGGCAGCGCACCAGGCACGACGATGGCGACCTTCACGTTGTTGATCTTGCGTGCGCCGCTCGGGTGTTCTGCGGTGGCGCCGATCTGGAAGCTGCGACCGCGCACTGCTGCGAAATCCTTGTCCACGATTGCGGTGCCGGCGAGGATCGCCGAACGGTCGATATTACCGCCGAACCACATCGCGACGTTTTCAGGCTCGATGCTGTCGAGCGTGAAGCTGCCGGCGATGCCGTTGCTGATGACGATGGATTCGTCCTTGACGTTCAGACCTTCGTCGGCGTCGATGTGATCGAGCGTTTCCTGCTCGCGGGTCATCGTCAGTTCCGGCGAGTTGCCAAGATAACGTTCGCCGGTGACGCTGGTCTTCGAGCCTTGACCGAACATCGCGAAGTACAACCGGCCTTTGCCGATGACATATTCTTTACCTGGACCAGCCATGGTGTTTTCTCCAAAAAGAAAGGTGATAAAAGGGTTTGCGAGTGGTGCTTACTCGCCGATCTCTTGTACCGCGACACCGAGGTATAGCGCGATATAGAAGAACGCATTATTCGCAACGCCAGCCTCGGGTGGACGGATGATCGGAGCGACGATTTCAGCGGAGGTGATTTTACCACCGAGCATGTGGTGTTCCGGGTACAGCGGCCGGCCGCGCTTCTCGGCCAGCATGCGGTGCAGGCGGCGCTCGACATCTTGAGTGAGGTAGTAGATGTCGTCTGAACCATTGTCGCTGCGCCGGCTGTCGGCGGTCATGCCTTGCACGAGGATCGTCCACTGATCCTTGCGGGCCTCGCGCTCGTTGCCGGCGAACGCGTTGATGCCGGCACGCGGCGCTTCCAGGATGGTGACGGCCGGCAGCGCAAGTCCTTCGTTCACGTCGGCGCCGAGCAGGGTGCGGTTGCGGTAGACCTTGCCGGCCAGGGTGTAGGCGTCGCCGTTCGCCTCGGACACGCCTTCGAGCAGCGCTTGCAATGCGCGCAGCACGACCAGGCGCTTCGGGACAGGGCGGGTGTCGTTGATACTCATGAAATGAACCTCGTAAATTGTCGGTTGAACTCGGCCAGAACCATGCGGCCGACCGGGCCGGCGATGTCCTCGGACACGTCGCGGAACACCTGATCGACGGATGGACCGTACAGCAGGGCCACCTTATCGCGCACGAGCCACCGCGTCGAGCCGGTCTTGTTGTCGATGGACTGGCCCGGTTTGAGGCGCACGGCCAGGCCGATATTGCCGTTTTTCAGGTTGACTAGCCAAGCCTTCTTCAGCGTCACGGTCTGACCACGTTTCACCTGCACGCGCACGCCCACGCGAGCACGCGAGCCGAGGGTCGTCGACGAGTCGGCGAAGCGGGCAAGGCTGGTCGCGACAGTGCGGGCGCCGATGACAGCCTCCAGGCTGGATGGCTTCGCCAGCTTCGTCACGCGCAGCCGGTCGCCGGTCAGGTAGTCTTTGGGGAAGTTGATGTTTGCGAGAATGTCGTTGCGCGCCAGCTTCAGCGCGCCCCGATTCGCAACAGTGTTGATTGACAGTTGCGCGGCCTTGTCGACCTCGCGAGGAAACCGTTTGAAGTAGTCAGCGGTCTCAAGTAGTGATAGGGCCATTGTATCGTCCGACATGCCAGATCTCACGAGCGGCTTCGGACTTAGGATCGCGGGTTTCGGTCTCAAGCACGGCGCCACCGAAGTATGCGGCGGTTAGCTGGATGCGATCACCGCGACGGATCTTGACAGCTTTCTCGGCCAGTTCGGTCGCATCGAAAATCAGCTTGTCGATGGTGTCGATGCTGACCGCGTACTCGCCGTTCAGATCCCCGGTGTTCGCGATTTGATTGTGCCACCGAACCCGCAGCGGCACCGGGATCACCGTGTCATCGTAGCCCAGGTACAGCGCTTCTACAGCCAGCGTGTCGTGGACGATGCGATGAACGCTGGCCTTAGCCGCTGCGAAGTCGAACCGCATGATTACAGTTCTTCGTCCGCTGGTGCGGTTGCGGCTTTGCTACCTGGCTTTGCTGGCGCAGGATTGGCCTTGCCGGTGGTAGGCGAAGTCGCTGCACCCTTCGGCGCCGGGACCGATGCGTCCAGGTTGGCGGCGCTGTCAGCAGCGTTCACGACGCCACCGAGATTCGACGACAGGTCGGTGACGTTCTCTTCTTCGTTGACCGTCTTACGCAGCGCGTCCTTGCCGCCAGTGGCTTCGATCTCTTTGATCTGCGCGGTGGTCAGTTCGTACGGCTTGCCGGCCTTCAGGACTTTGCGAACACCGTCGACGAACATGACGATGGACATGGTAGGAATGCGTTTTGGCATGGTGCTTCTCCGAGAATAAATGAGGTGGTGAAAGGCCGGGTTTCCCCGGCCAGGTTGATGTTACGGGACGACTGGCGGTGCGACCGTGATCTTGAAGGTCGCGTTGGTCTCGCGCGGGACCATCAGCGGAGCCGATTGCGTCAGCAGATATTCCTGCGACGGATCTTGCTCGCGCCAGTTTTTGAAGAAGCGATCCAGCGGACGATAGCCGGCTTCAGCATCCATGATGCCGCCGAAGCAGCGCACGCCGTCCATCATGTCGGACACGCCAACCACGTCGTTCTCGCCCAGGTGGTACGCTTCTTCGCCGGTTTCCGGGTCGATGTACTTCGACGAATCGACATAGAACTCCATCTTGCCCTGGCCGTTCAGACCAGCGATGGAACCCATGTATTCGATGGTGTCGTCGTAGCCGTCCGAGATCAGCGTGACGCTGGTGTTCTGACCGCGACCAGCGTACTCCAGGCGCATCATTTCCTTCAGGTCGACGCGCTGGCAGAACAGTTCCCATGCGTTCGTGCCGAAGTAATACTTGCTGATGCGGGCGCCGAACGAGAAATGGTTCGCGGCCTGGCGCATTTCACGCAGGTCGGTCAGCGGGTTGCCGGTTGGCTGGTCCCATGCTGCGGCGCCAGTCAGCACGCGGGTCAGTTCCGCATTGCGGCGGAAGTCGACCAGGGTCTCGGGGTAGTCTTCGCCCTTGATGACAACCTTGCCGTCGATGGTCGCGCGAGCGGCCAGCCAGTTCCAGGTGTTCTCGATCTTGACGTTCTGGCGACGGATCAGTTCAGCGATCACGGCGTTGCGACGCTGGTCGACCGTCAGCGAACCGCCGATGGCTTCGCCGGCCTGGCGAGTGATGTGCATGGTGTAATCCACGACATCTTTCTGCTTCGAGTATGCCGGCGTGAAGGTGTCCATCTGGAAGCCGTCGAGGCGCTGCGGACGACCTGCGACGTTCGGCACGACGAACGGTGCCAGCTTGCGGTCTTCACCGTACACGCGCTCGAACAGGATCTTGCGACCGTCGAAGTTGATCTGGCTTTTGAAGAAGTTCTCCAGCCAGAAGCGCGGCGAGGTTTTGATCTGGCGCTGCACCGCTTGCAGCGTGAAGAGATCGTAAAGGTCCATGGTGTGTGTTCTTTCTATCTTGAGGTTGTAATTGATCTGCGGACAGGGCGGATCAGATCAGGTGGCCGACTTTGAGGATCGTGCCGGTGAAGAACGCCTTGCGTTCCGCATACGTGTCGAACGCGGTGCCAGCCGGCCAGATCAGCGCTTCGTGGTTGAAGCGACCTTCCATCCAGTACGGCGTCGATTGACCAGCCAGGACCGGCTGTGCGACGACAACGGCTTGCTTGGCTTCGTGCGTGCCTGGCACGAAACGCACCAGCTTGCCGAAGTCGGCGCCGGCAGCAGTCACCAGTGCAGCGATCTCGTATTTCTGGAAGTCGACAGCCGCGATTGCAGCGTCAGTGACGACCTGCGCGCCGCCGACCCACAGTTGGAACGGACCACCGCGCGCTTCGAGGACTTCGGAGCCAGCCAGATCCGAGCGGGGATCGAGCGGACGTTGTTGGAGTTCAGCCATGTTTTTCTCCTAAAGGTATGGCGTTAATGGGTTGGATTTCTTCGCTTGGTTACAGTCGACTAATCACGTCGCGGCTTTTTGCGCTGGAGCGCGGCCGGTCGCCTGCTGGTAGTCGTTCAGGATCGCCAGGTGTTTCGGCTGCTCGCCGTTTGCTGCGGCTGCGGCTGCGTTGTCGGAACCGACCTTCGCGCCACCACCGGATGCGGCCATGGCTGCGTCGAGCGGGTTCTTCTCGGCCACCTGCGGCGCGTCCTTGCCCGAAGTTGCGAGCAGCACCTTCGCGTCGTCCACCGACATGCTGGTGTTGAATGCCAGGTGGTTCGCCAGTGCGCCACGGCCTGCCGCTTCTTCGCAGCCGGTGATGCCGCTGATGCGCTCGCGTTCGGCTTTCTGGATAGCTGCCTGATCGACAACGGCCGGTGCCGCTGCGCCGGCTGCTGCCGCTGGAGCCGCTGCCGCTGCTGGTTGAACTGCCGCTGCCGGTTGGCCTGCTGCTGGTTGATTGTTGTCCATCGTGTGTTCCTTTTGCGTCGAGAGTTGAGTGTCAGATTCGTCGGCATCAGCCGTCTCATCTTCCGTGATTGTTTGCAGCACGGCGGATGGTACTGCAATTGCATGCACCAGGCCGAGTTCCAGTGCGTCTTCGGCTCGGTACGTGCGCGCCTCGGTATTATGAACGATCTTGCTGTCCAGACCGAGGTTGCGTGCAACGAGCGCAACGAATTTTGCACGAGACTTGTCGACACCGGCCTGAATATCGGCCTTCACCTCTGCCGACAATTCCTGGTACGGGTTGCCGTCTACCTTGTGATCGCCCGAGTGGATGAACGTGATGACAACGCCGAATTTATCGAGCGCCTTGCTCATATCGACGTGCATTGCGACCACGCCGATGCTGCCCACGCCTGCGCTCGGAATGACGAACAGCTTCGTCGCGGCCGATGCCAAAGCGAACGACGCGGAGTAGCAATTCGAGTCAACAACCGCATAAGTCGGTTTGACACTGCGGGACTTGTAGATCTCATCGGCCAACTCGAAACAGCCGGCCGCTTCGCCGCCGTATGAGTTGTGATCGTGGATGATGGTGTGAACGTCCGGGTCGATGATCGCGGCGTTGTGCTGCGCGCGAATGAAGTTATAGCCCGTGACCCATCCGTACGTGGCGCCGAAACGGTTGATGAGCGTACCGTGGACCGGGATGATGGCAACACCGTCAGCGTAGGCGAACGGCTTGCCCTGCTCTCGACGTGGGAAACCGTACGCTTCGCACAGTTCATGCACGACCTCATTCCTGAAGCGCTCGTTGGCCTGCTGCGGGTTCGTGGCGCCCATGCGGATCATGTCGTCGGCCAGGCCGGTGTAGTGTGGCGCGACGAACTGCTCCTTCATGTTCATTCGCGTCAGCGCCGCGTGCATTGCTGTTTCACTCATCTTTCTTCTCCTGTTGGTCTTCGTCGTCAGCATTATCCTTCATTGTCTGCTGACGGTCGTTTGCGCCAGGCTTGGTCGCTTCATTGCTAAAGTCCAGGCCCAACTTTTCCTTCAGCTTTTTCTCGCGAGCCTGTTGTCGCAGCACCACGCGATAGTCGTCGCCGAGGCGAGCGGTTTCGGCCTGGAGGCTCGACATACCTGCACCGATTCGCATGATGGCGGCTTGCGTTTCCTTCACCTCGTCGATCTGACCGCGCGACGCGCCGATCCACTGCGCCGAACAGATCGCCTCGCGCATCACCGGGTTGTAGAACATCTTCTGGAACTCGCGGCGGGTGACACCAGGCGGCAGCGGCATCGGGTCGGCGTAGTAGCCGATTTCCTCTTCGAGCCAAAGCACGAAAATCATCGACGCGAACTTGTCGGCCACGATCTTTTTGCGCGACTGCATGAACTTCCAGGTTTCGGCCATGCTGGCGCGAGCGCTGGAGTAGTTGGTCTTCGTGTAATCCTTGCTGAACTGCTCATAGTTCAGACCGAGCGGCGCGGCGATGTTCCGCAGCAGCGATTCCTCGAACGCAGTGCCGACGCCGCCTGGCGTGCCTGCCGGCTTGAGCGACAGCTTCGTGCCAGGGAACAGGTGCGGCATCTTCACGCCGTCGATGGCGATGTTGTCGGCGGAACCGACGTACTCGGTCAGTGCGCCCATGTACTCGCGCAGCATCCCGCCGAAGCCGGCGCCGCCCGCGCCCATGGATTGAAAGATCGCCTCGGTCGGCAGTTCGGATTCGACAGCGGCGGCGTACGTGGCGTTCACAACCGCGCTTTGCAGCGTGATCTCCTTGAACTTCTTCGTCATCCGCATTTCCTTCAGGACCGACACCATGTCGGCGATCCCTCGGGTCTGGTCCGGTTGCAGGCGTTCGGCGATGTGGATGACCTGGCGCCGGCCCCACGGCTTACGCGCTGCGATGCGCTTCCACAACGGCCACACCTGGCCCATGTAGAAGTCGCCAGGATGACCGCTGCGAATGTGGTACGCGATGGACCGGCCATGCGTGTCGAGTTCCACGCCGCGTCGCAGAGTGGTCGTGTCCATGCCGCCGTCAGGGTTCGAGAGGCGGGTCGGCGATACCATCTGGATCGCGGTGTTGAACGGGCGGTCGCGCATGCCATCCAGCCACTCGGCCGTCGCCAGCACCTCGCCGGTCATCAGCTTGCCGCCGATTGCCAGGCGCACCATTTCGGTCAGCGTCATGTCGCCGCTGGCGTCGAAGTAATGCTCGGTCGAGTCGGCCAGGAGGTTGAAGCGGGCCTCGATATGTTCGGCAAATTCGTCAGCCCACTCTTCAGTGAAACGCGGGCCGAGTACGCCGAAATTAGGCGTGCAGATCAAGCGGTAGTTGGCGCCGACAATGCTGTCGCGGTGCGTGTGCAGCGCGCCCATCATCAGGCCGTCGTTCTGCACCGAGTCGCGCGAGCGCGCATCGGCCATTTCCTTGCGGCCGTTGATCTGCATATCCGGTGAAACAATCGGCGGCGTCCACGACATCGTTTCGCGGCTGGTGCGGTCGGCTCCTTCCAGACCACCGCCCAATGCTGATTCACCTGGCCTGGACACGATGACCTGCTGCGATGCCATGTCGATTACGTCGGTACTTGCGGCGACCGACTTGCCTTTGCGTGGGCCGGCCATGGTTAGAACACGAAGCCGGCAGGGCCGAGCGGACGGCCACCGCAGGCTGCGGAGAACATGCCGAGTTGCGCCTTCAGGCTGATGATGTAGTTGTACAAATTGCCTTTGTTCGACGACATAAATTCGACGCGCTCGCCGTTCTGGTCGACGACGACGCGGGCAGCGGTGCCGAGTTGGAGCGTGTGATACGCGGCTTCGGCTTCCGCCAGTTGCGCGACGAGCAGAGCGCGCTTCGCAGGGTCAAGGGTAAGGCAGGATGGGATCATTTCGGGTTCCTCGTTGTTAGGCCATGGCCTTCGCCATGTCGGCAAAATTCATCGACGATTTTACAGTATTCCCATAGGGCTTCTCCTGCTCGGGTGTCCGCACAAAATCGTTCACGTCCCACTCGCCTGCCCATGGCGGCGGGTTCATCCAGTCCAGGGTCTCGATGCGGCAGTACCGCGACACGCACAGGCCGATAGCGTAGTAGGACAAGTCCCATGTTTCGTTTCGCACGCTGCCGTTGTGTTCCCACCCTTTCGGCGTGCGCGTCTCGGCGCACAACTCGACGTAGACCTGCATCGGCAACCACGCCGGCATGCGGAACATACCCTTGCCCGGCTCGATGCACTCCAGGCGCGAATCCAGGTCGTCCTTCAGGATCGTCGGGTTGAAGAACAGGACCGGAATGTCGCCGCGCGCGCCGGCCTTCGTGTCCTTGCGGTTGCTGTCCGGGTAGTGAACCTGCGTGCGCGGCTGGCCCGGCTTGCCGTCACCCTTCGTCAGCACGAAGCGATGCTGGCGGTTCAGCTTCACCAGGCGGCGCCAGAACTCGTATGCCCTGGTGGTGACGCCACCCTCACCTGCCGAGTCGCAGCCGACCAGCTTGATCGACATGAGCCGGCCAGAATCGTCGTCCAGTGGGTACTCGCGGTCCATCACCTGCTCGATCAGCAGATCCCAATCCTCGGCGTAGACGGAAGGCCGCACCGACAGCGCTGCGCCGGTATCCGGGTCGGTGCGCTTGGAGATCTCGATGTCGAAGCGGTCGATCATCACCATATCGAATGGCGCACCAGGCATGATGCCTGTGACCTGCACGGAGAAGTTGCGCGTACCCACGTCGACCGTGGCGACGAGGAAGCGCACGCCGAGCGGCACGACATGCTTGCCGAGGCTCGCTTCGGCGCCGGCCTTCAGGTCTTCCGGCAGGCGGATCTCGGCACGCGCGCGGCTGTAGTAAGGCTCGCCCAAGTCATTGTTGTAGAACTTTTTCAGCGACTCTTCCGTCTTCGTGCGCTCGAAGTCGTCGACCGCATCCAGGTACATCACGACCAGCTTCTTCCACGACACGAACGCTGCGGCCACGCCGCGCAGCCAGAACGATGCGATCAGCGTGCGGATGCCGTTGCCGAATTTCTTGCCGCGCTCGTCGATGGCTTCACCATCCTTGACCCATGTTCCCCAAAGGTTCATTTCGTAGCGGTCATCGGGGTGAATCGGCTCGAAACATTTCGGACATTCCATGTGAACGGTATCGGCTGCATCGAGATTCGACATGCCCGGATCGCGCCTGTACTTCAGCATTTCAAAGCGACCCTCGAAGTAGTGATCGCAGTGCGGACAGGGCCAGTACCAGCGGCGACGGTCGCCACGGTTGTACAGGCCGATGATGCCGTCGCATGGCGGCGCCTCGTGCGGCGTGCGCGCGACCCACTTCATGTCCTTCACCTCGCGCGATGGTGACGACTCGGCCACGCACATCGCGTTCGAGCCGAACGTGGTGGTGCGCTTGTAGGCCAGGTCGAACGGCTCACCGTCGCCATCCACGTCATCGGGCATGCGGTCGCGGTCGGTCAGCACCACGCGGCCGATTGGCTTACCTGCCAGTTCGGTCGGCGTCGGCCAGGACAACGACAGCATCATGCCGGTGTTGTACAGCTTGTCGAACTTGTTGTCGTTGTCCGCGCCCGGCAACAGCATCTTGCCGATCTCGGGCGAGTAGCGGTTCAGGCGGTCGATCCGTCGCATGGAGAAGTCGCGCGCCGCCGTGTTGGTGGGGCAAACGATCATCATATCCATCGGGTCGATCTTGATCGAGTACAGCGTCGTGTTGATGACCAGGCCGTCCGTCTTCGCCGACTGCGCTGGCCCGACGAAGATCATGCCGGTGTAATCGGTCGACGCGAACACGTTCATCGGCTCGACCATGTACGGCGTCGTCGCATTGAACCATGGGCCGACGTACGCGCCGGGACTGTTCACGATACGGTACTTGCTCGATGCCTCGGCCACGGTGGTGCGTTCCGGTGGGCGCAGCATTTCCGCGCACGCGAGCGCGATCTGTTCTACCGAATTAAATTTCATCGTCATCCTCCCGGACTGCTGCAACCATCAACTCGGACTGCTCGATCACTTCCACGTTCGTCGGCTGCGTCGCAAACGATTCGACGATGGTGCGGTACGCCTCTTCCAGCATGCCGTCGCACTGCGACTTCACGATCTGCCGCTGGCGGTCGGTCAGTTCGGCCTGACGATCCACCTGATCGACCATCAGCCGCGCGCTCATCTTAATCAGCTTCATCACGCCGCCCATGACCTCGACCACGCGCGATGTTTGCCACAAGTTGCCCTCGCGCTGCTCGTACTCCTGGCGGGAGCGCAGGCCAGCCCAAAACTCTTTGGTGACGTTCTTCGGCAGATCGTTGTGGTGCATCCGCTTGATGTATTCCTCGATCTCGTACGCCGGTCGCACGATGTACGGCGCCACCTCATGCACCGCGAAGATGTCGACGCCGTTGCGCGTGCCGCACGGTTTGCAGCCACCCTTCGCCAGCTTCTCGACGAGGACGCGGTGATCCACGCGGAAGAGGTTCGTGAGTTGCGACAGGTTGGCGCCGTCGTAAAGGATGGCTTTCGTGATGTCGTCGGTTTGGTCTGTTCGTTTAACCATTGATTCGCTCGTTGATAAGTTGCGCGAGGGCGCGGCGCGGCAATCGGCCGATGACCTCGATGTGGTTCTGGTGGTATTGCTGAAGCGGGCGACTGCAATTGCGATACGCCGCATAGGTGGAATAGGCGATGCCGATGACCTGGCATGCCTGCGGAGGATCGAGACCAATCATGGCCTCGAAGTCCAGAAGTGTTTGCAATTCGTTCATGTTTCCCGCGCTATCCATTGAATAGTTCGGGATACTACACGAGGATCGTCAAAATCCCCGGCCTGTCAAAGTTCGTCGGCCTCGGCGATGCGTTGGCGCGCGACATCGAAGTAGGGCTCGTGATTCTCGATTCCGATAAATCTGCGCCCGGTGTTCACGCATGCCACGCCGGTAGTACCGCTACCCATGCAGTTATCCAGCACCGTTTCACCTCTGTTCGAATAAGTTCGCACCAAGTACTCCATGAGGGCTACAGGCTTCTGTGTAGGGTGAACTTGATCCTGACGACGCCACTTTTGTTGAAAGGGAATCACAGTTTCAGGGTGCCGAACGCCGTCGTTCACGGATTCAATCTCGACACGCCCGAGACCGACAGCGTGGTTGTTTGTACCGTGGGCACCTCGCTTTCTGCGATATGGTTCACCGGGGCGCATCTGCGGGTTGTACGTCACGCGACCATCGCCAAACACCAGCACGCTTTCGTGCTTTGCGAGCGGTCGGAACTTGGCAGTGAACGCACTACCGCTTTTGGATTTATGCCATATCCACTCATGCTTGAACATTCGCGGATTACTCATCACGAGCGCAGCAGTAAAAGGCTGCACCGCTGTTAGAACAACTGCCGATCCTTTTTTCAACACCCGACAATAGTGCTCCCACATCGCCTCGAACGGAATCACACTATCCCACTTGCATGCGGTAGTGCCGTACGGCAGATCGCACAAAATCAGATTAACACTGCCGTCGGGTATTTCGCGCATGCGGTCTAAACAGTCACCGAACAGCAATTCAATTCTTTTCATTTCGATTTCCATTAAAGTTCGTCGTAGCAGTCCGAGCCTGGACCGCATGGACCGCCGATGTCGCCGCAGTTCGGGCAGTGCTGCGGTTCGTCGTCATCCTCGTCGTCCGACACGGCGCTGCTGTCGGTCAGGATCTCGACCACCTCATCCCACGCCGCATCGCCTGGCGCCGAAGCCTTGCGGTCCTTCAGCAACTTGCGCAGTTTCTTGCGCATGCGCTTGAGCAGGCGGAACAGAATGTCCTGCGCATCCTCCTTCGCCGTCAGCGCCGCCGTGACCGTTTCGTCGAGCGTGCCACGGCACACCAGCAGGAAAACAGTCACGCGGTATTTCTGGCCTTGCCGGGCCAGGCGCCCGATGAATTGCAGGTACAGTTCGAGCGACCACGGAATGTCGTACCACACGATGATGTGACCACCGGCTTGCAAGTTCAGACCGTGACCGCCCGACTGCGGGTGCATCGCGAGGATCGGGATCTTCCCGCTGTTCCACGGCTTGACGCACTTGCCGTCCGAGTCCATAAAGGTGATCTTTTCGCCGTAGCGCTGCTTCAACCGATCCTTCGATGCGCGGTGGTGGTAGCCGACCAGGATCGACTTGCCCTGCGCCTCGGCGATGATCTGATCCAGTTCCTCCAGCTTGTGCGTGTGGATATTGTGGACTTTCTTGATCTTCACATGATCGTCATCGTCCGTTTGCCCCGGCAGCAGTTGCGTCTCGTACAGCACGCCGGACGCCATTTGCAACAGCTTCGCAGACAAGGATGCAGCGGTGTCGGCAGTGATCTTGCTGCCATCGTCGAGCGTGACGACCATCTTCTCGGCCATCGTCATGTAAAGCGTGCGCTGCGCCTGGTTCATGTCGACGTAACGGGTAACGAACAGCGGTTCTTCGCGGGGCAAGTAATCGCGCTCTTTCATGACCAGGCAAATGTCCGAGATCTTCGCGACGATTTGCTTCTCGGCGTCAGTTTGGAGTACCCATTTGCGGCTGTACTTGTTCTCTTTGAAGTAGCGGTCGCGGTATGCGGTGATGTTGCGGCCGAGACGAGCGCCGCGATCCAACAAATAGATCTGCGGGAACAGGCCGATGTAGCTCTCTGCTGCCGGCGTCGCGGTGAGCAGGTGCATCCGCGTGATGGCGCCCGGCGTGTCGCGCACAGCTTGCAACGCTTTGAAGCGGCCGGAATTGTGATCCTTGAATCCGCTCGACTCGTCGATGAACACGACGCGATACGGCCACTTGCGGCCAGTCTGCGGGTGCCAGTACGCGACGAGCCATTCGAGCCAATCCGCGCTAATGACGTGAACCGAAGCGCTGTTCAGCGTCGCCTCGACGCGGATCTTCTCTCGTTCTGCCGCCACGGCGCGCGTAGCGCCCTGCTGCGCCGCTTTCGCACGCTCGGACTGGAACAGACCTGTGCAGCCCGCTCGACCGGCTTCACGGCCCCGCCTTGCGGCTTCCTTGAGGCGCGGATCGTCATCGTCGACGTGGATCACGGACAGGTTCAGGTGCGCGAGGTGCTTCCACTTCCTGAATTCGTCCGGCCAGGTGCGCGTCGCCACGCGGAGCGGGCCGATGATGAGCACCTTGCCCTCGAAATCGAGATCCGCCAGCAGATCCGCGATCAGCGTCGCCGACGTGACCGTCTTGCCGAGGCCCATGTCGATGAACAGTGCCGAGAACGGATTCTTCTTCATGAAGTCCAGGCCGGTTTGCTGGTAGCCGTGCATCTGCTCGCGTACCAGTTGAACTTCGCTAAACTTCCCTTTCAACCAAGCGGCGATCTCGCTCGCAATCAGTTTCGTCATCGCATCAACTCCATAAATTCCTGCATGTTGTCCAGCACGTACACCTCGGCGCCATGCTCGCGCATTTCACCGATGCGAATCACCTGGATCTCCGACAAACCGGCCTCGCCACGCCCCGGCCGCTTCCACTCGATCCAGACCACGCGGCCACGGCGGATATAGCAGCGATCCGGCAATCCGTTGAACGTCGGCGAGTCCACCTTGAACGTGAACCAGCCGCGCCGCTGCGCATACTCGTACGCCTTGCTGGTGTTGTCGCTTTCCAGCTTCGGCTTTTTAATCGTCCTCATCGTCATCCTTGTCCACGTAGCCGCGTTCCTCCTGGCACGCTTTGCAGAACCGCATGTCGTGCGGGACATGGTGCAATTCCTGCCACGGCTCGCGGACGTTCTTCGCAGCTTTGCCGCACAGCGACAGGTTTGTTTGCAGGTCGATGATGTGCGCGGTTTTCTGCTTCGGCAGCACTGCGGCGCGGTAGCCTTGCCGGCCATCGAGTTTCGGGTTCTTCACGCGCAGGCCGATGTCGTCGAGTCGCGCATACGCCTCGCGCACGTACCACTGATAATCCAGGTCGTCCGGGAATTCGTCGGGCAGATCCATGCACGGCACGGCGCCGGTTGTGCCGGCCACGCGCGAGCCGTTCGCCTTCGCGATGAAGCCGCGCTCGCCCTCGCCGTAGTACCAGCGCACCATCTTGCCGAGATAGTTGCCGTGGCTGTCGAAGCCGCCGCCCTTCTTCGTGCCGTCACCCATCGAGACCAGGCCCACCTGTTTGACGCCGAGGAACTGCGTGATGTCTTCGCAGTCGTAGATCGTCGATTCGATGTCGGTGCCATGGAGCAGGTATTCGATCACGGCCGTCGAGCAAATATCAAAAGTCGGATCGTGCTTGGCTTGCAAACCGGCCTTCGCAAACAGACCCTTGCGCTTCACCTCGGGCGCACCCTTCACCATCTTGATCTGGCCCGGCTCCTTCTCGTCTTCGACCACGGCGAGATAGCTGTTCACGTCGCGGTTGTACACGCCGAGGTAGCGCACGGCTTCGGTCGAGAACGATGTCGCCATTTCCCAATCAAACACGATGCTGGCGAACATGCCGTATCGCTCGCGCGGGATCACGGTGACAATGCCATCCGTGTTGGCCGAGATCACATTGAAGCCGTTCAGTTCCAGTTCCTCGATCAGCATCAGCAGCGAGAACTGGCCGGTCATGGTGGTCGAGATCATCATCTGCGGCGCATAGACGATGGAGAATGGTGAGCCGAGCTTTCCGTACAGCCCGTTGTTCACAATCTTGAAGGTGTCGGAGCGCTTTTTGTAGACCATGGATTTCTCCATGAAGCCTTCGTCCTTCAGCTTTGCCGCTTGCGCCTTGTACACGTCGCGCAGATCCACGAAGCGCTGGAAAATCGGTACGAACTGCTTGCCCACGGCAACCGGCGCATAGCCCGAGCCGAGCATGATGCGCGGGTAGTAGGCGCGCACGTCGCGATCTTCGATCAGGTTGTCTTCGTCGGCCATGTACGACCGGCGCTTCTCTTGCGAGTGCAGGCCACCGATGCCGAGCTTGTAGTCGGTGAAGCCAATGCGCAGATCTGCGTTCAGATCCTTGATCGTTTGCGGCAGGCGCACGACGCCGAAGTTCTTTTTACCCTTCTTCGCGTTCGGCGGGTCAGGTTCACCGCTGACGAAAAAGCGCGTATCCATGACCACTTTGAGCGCGTTCTGGAGCAGCGGCGTTTTGAACTTGATGAACTTCGGCGGCTCGTATTTGAACGAGAACGTTTTCACTTCAGGCTTGTCCGGCTTGTAGCCAGTCGCCTTTTCGACCTCGTGTGCGAGCAGTGTTTCGGCGATCTGCGCATCGGACTTCGAGCGCACGTCGATGCCATATTCGGCGCTGATCTCATTGCGAATGTCGATCTCTTCGGCCAGGCCGTTCAGCAGCGCCTCGGTGGTATCCAGGTCGTCGCCGAGATACACGCGCATGTCCGCGCGGCGTGCCGGGCCGATCAGTTCCTTCGGATCGAACGGCAACTCGTACAGCTTCTTCATGTTCATGCGCGCGCCGTACTTCTTCAGCGAGATTTTCACGCCGGGCGCAACTTCGATCAGGTCAACGTGGTCGATGTATGGCGGCAGTGACACGCCATACTTATCGTAGAACTTCCAGGTGCGCATGTTGTTCTGGATGATGTCGTCGCTGGCGTTTTTCAGCTTGTCGTTGCTGGCGCCGGCCATGGCGAGCGCGATCATTGGCATGTCGTAGCCGATGCCGTTGAACGTGTAGATGCGGAACTTGCGGAAGATCTTGGCGATCTTCGCGGTGTCGAGAGGCTTGCCCTCGTATTTTTCGATGATGATTTTCTTGCCTGTCGCGCGGTTCTTGAAACCGATGCTCCAATAGTCGCGATAGCACTCGGTGTCGCAAACCGCCTCGGGCCGCTTCTCGCGGTAGTTGATTTTTGCCATGGGATTCCGATCTATAAACGAAACAACGCCGCAGGTGGTTAGTCTGCGGCGTCGCGGGTGATGCTGGTGTTACAGGTCGTCGTCGTCGTCGCCGTCGTCGCCGGCATCAGGATCAGCAACGTCATCCCATGCGCCGGAATCGTCGATGCGACCCTGACCGAACGCTTTGTCGTCCTTCGAGAACAGGACACCGACCAGGCCGGCATTGATGCGCTTGCCGTGTTCGTTGTTCTGCACCCATGGGCGAATCAGCATGTGACCCCAGGCACCGCCGTAGAACAATTGCTGGATCTCTTCGAGATCGTCGACCGGATCGAGCTTTTTACCGGCCTTGTTGCGCAGCGATGGGCGGTTGGTCTCGCGAGCACTGATGAAGTAGTGGCCGGCGTACGTGTTCTCAACCTTGTCGTCGTCGTCTTCGTCCATACCCGAGTTGGCGTCGCCATCGCGCAGGAATTTCATGTTCGACGCCACGGTGATTTTGCCGTCCAGGGCGAGTTGCTTCATGATCTTCGCGATGGCGACCTTCGCCTCATCGTGAGTCTCTTTCGGCATCAGCCCGGTGAGGCTGAACTTCGGCACACCCTTGTCCGATTCCTTTTTCCACGCTTTGTCGACGTGCGGATAGGAGAAGCGAACGTTGTCGACGCGGATCACGCCTTCGTTGTAGATGACGTAATTTTTACCGCGCGATTTGACAGTCAATGCAGCCATGTTTATTTCC